TTAAAGACGGGCGGTGATTGCAGCCATCAGACCGAAGATAATGCCTGGGAGATTGGCAAAAACAATCGGCCAGTCGCGACTCTTTTTGAAAAAGCCATATCCAACCCACATCGTGCAGTTGATAAATGCAACAAACGGCTGAATCCAGTCTCCCTGATGTCCGGACAGATTTCCAATGATTTGTGGAATATAGGAAACGTACATACAAACGGACAGACTAGAGGCAATCACGCCGACGACGCTCATCTTGTTTTGTACAGCATCTTTGCCAAGATGCACAACTTTCTCTTCCAGAGTATCTACCTTGGCTTCTGCTTTTTTCAATACTTCTTTCATATTGTATCTCCTTCAAAAAGTGGTTGATAATAAATCAGCATTTAATCGTATAGCTCAATATTTCTTGAGCTATACCATATTCCCTAGTACATACCTATGGAAATACTGATATATTTAATGCCCCTAGAACAATTTCCTTTCGGCGATGCGTCCCAAGAGTTCCTTCGATGGGATGAAGAAAAACTGCCCTTTTTCAGCTGTCAAATACTCAGCAAACAATCATCCTGTGTGAACATATTGGTGACCAGCTGCCGTGTCACATCCCAATGGTGCGCATAACCAATGAAATAAGTACCGCGCACCCCTTAGCCGGAATTTGCAAAAACGACATTCATGCGCACAAGCTTATGCTCCTCGTCGTCACAGTTGTCCTGCGAGATGATATTGTGCGCATGCGAATCCTTCTCTTCGTCGGAGAGTTCAAGACGTTGTCTTTCCTCCGACCGATATACTTCTCCTGCATCCCGGTCGGAAGTGTCCTCCATACGTCGCGGCCGTGAGCGTATTTCTATGCAAAAGAAAGAGTCTGTTGATGAACTCCGGATCCTCTGTGTCGATGATCGCCCACTCCTTCGCCTCCTCACCGACGGGATTCCCTGTTCCGTCAATAAATAAAGTCAAAGATTGCACATCCCTCAAAATAGTGAAAACCGTGTGTCTCATCTACTACGTCCCCAATGGGACGAAGGAAGCCCATGATCTGATTGACAACAAGATAGCTCGTTGCCGCCTGACCGCACGCACATGAAGAAAGAAATCGACGGGTGTCACAGGCGCTGTGTGATGTTCTCCGTTCATCCCCTTGAAATTCTCAAGTTTCTTCGTCTTCTTTGCCGTTGGAAAAAGATATCCCCCCACGCGGTTGCTAAACCCAAATGAGAGCTTCACGGCCTCTGGCGCGACGCGGATGTGTCCATCGAACGCTGAATCGCCTTCATGCGGTCAGCGATATCGGCAACAATCTCCCGCTCCTTCTCAAAATCCTTGCGCTTTCTTGAATACATCCTGTGCAAGATTTGCATTGACCTCCATAGTTTCCCCCCCTATAACGTATAATATGCTATTTTGGCTTCATTATACACTTTTTTCGGTTCATTATCAAATGTTGTGGCTCCCCCGACTGCATCACGATATGCTTCGCTGTTTGATGGTTCAGGTTCGTCAGGGTAAACCAGTTCACAATATCGGCCGTTTTTCGATATACACGGCTAGTAGCCGTTTCTGTCACTTTCTTTATCAGCAAAGTGAAAGACTGCTGGTAGGGTTTCAATCAGAGTTGCTTATCCAGTCGATAGATGCCTTTCTTTCCTGGCTTTTTCATCCGTCGGCGGATAAATGATACCGCACAGGCATTGCACCGTCCGCCTATCCCGGCACTCTATGACATATCCTTGCTTTTTATATTCCTTTGCTAATTCCAAGTCGAGCTGCTCTAATGCCATCCCCAGAGCAGTTCGGAATAATTCGAAAAACAGGGCCAATAATTTCATATCCCGCTCAATAACTGTATCTGGTTCCTTTATTATTTTACTCACATCTATCATCTATATACAATTCATGATATAATTTGATTGTATTGGCGTATCTTCGTTATACTTAAGTTAATATTTATCGATGTAAAAAATAACTCATCTATTCCACTGTTTTCTAAAAACTTGCGTTTTTTATTTTAATCTTTAATTCTATTGTGCTTTTCGAAAATAGGTGATATTAAAAATGATTATATTTATAAGTGATTCTTTGCTTTTATTATATATCATCACTTTTCTTGTGATAATTATTACCATCCATAAATGCATTAAGGCTAAGAAAATAGAAACAAAAACCATAGTGATTATACTAATAGGAGTTGCATATTTATTATTCTATTCGTATGAATCCATACCATCCGAAAAGGTTCAATATAATCACATAGCAATATCAGACGTAGAGGGATTATCAGAAAAAGAAATTGTTAACAAAATGCTAATCCAAGAATTTGACTATTATAAATCTGAGAGATTATTCACTAAAAATCAAATTTTTGATTATAAAATTAATCGAATTAATGGCCCAATAAACGATACCAGTAAGACAGACAATCACTATTATGATGTATCATATTCAGTAAAAACCATAGCTCCGGCTTGGATTGCAGGTAATGGAAAAAATGAAGGCCTCTGGGTAAATAACAAATCTGAGTTCTACAATTTAATCAAAAATAATGACCAATATATTCTAAACCGTGTTGGTGGCTTATAATTGTAATATGCACCAACTGTTAAATTAACCAAGTGATGATGAATAAAAAAGTCAAACTGCAATCATAATTTAAAATTTTCCCAGATATCATCTATCAACACTATCATAAAAAAACAATATTTTATATACTTATACACTTCTACTGGTAAGCCATCTTCAAGCCCAACTTTATATTCAACACTAATATAAAAGCGTCAGTCACTCCTTTCGAGCAACTGGCGCTTTTATACTTCTTATCTACTGTGCCCTACTTTTGAATATGGTTTCCGTAAACATCTCGGTACACATTTTGGGCTTTATTATCTTTATCATTTACCCGTACACGTTCCACCTTATGTCGATCATTATCTTTACCGGAAATTCGGTCTACGCGGAAACGGTCGATATTTTGAACTTTGACTAGTTCAGGTCCAAATTCATCCACCGACCGGGCCATATTTCCATCAGAAGGTGCCCCATTCTGTAAAGCTCGGTAGATGATCGCAGCATACTCATAGCGAGTCATAGAACGATCTCCCTTAAATTCTCCGTCCGGATATCCCTCCAAGTAGCCTTTTTCGGCCAATGTTTTCACATATTGGTAAGCCCAGTGGTTCTCTGGTACATCAGGGAAGTTCATGCTGTGCGTAGATGCAGGGATTGCCTTGGCAGGCTGACCTGATTCATAAGCAGCCAATTTTTTCGTAAGTGTTTCAATTTGGTTTTTCATGGCCAACATGTCCTTGGCCATGGATACTCTGGAGCGAGAGATATGGTTCTTTTGTCCAAATTTCCAACTGACTCCCACATTCACCATATTCTCGCCTCCGCTAAAGGAACCACCTACACTGAACATCGTATCTTCGTTAGGACGATAATACGCTCCGATAGCGACTGCATGAGCATCTTTATAATTCCCATACCCTGCAGCAAAATCCCATTTGTCATCTGGATCGAAATCCAAGGGATGCAATCCTGCCAGTGCCGCGGCACCTGCCCCCAACACGGTTCACTCGATCTCCCAATCGGCTGATCCTGTTTTCCGCACGGTACAGCTGGCTTCCATTTACGGCATCCGTACTGGTCGATGAAACATCTCCAGGAGCTACGTTGGTGATCTTATTTCCACCATTATTCAACCCATCTTTATTGAGCGTAACATCCTGACCTGCGGAACCGTTTTGGATTGTCATCCCTCCCGTCGTTATGGTGGTGTCTCCAACGTTGACAGTGCTGGCATTTACCGTCGTGATATTCCCAGTGTCTGCTGTAACTGTCTTCGTGGTAACCGAATCCAGTCCTTTCAAATCCTTTGAAAGCCGCACTTTCAGGTTATCACTTCCATCAGATACCACTCCGATATTGTCTTCCGTTGACAGTTGAGAAGAATCCGTAATGCCCCCGACTACATTCACTTGCCCATTGAGTTTTTTACTGATTACATTCCCTACGTCACCGCCATACTTCATTCCGTCGTTCATAGTGGCGACCGTCTGGGTATTCCCATTGTGATCTTCATAGACGATCCGATCAATACCATCTGTGCCATTATAGCCATCCGTGCCGTCTACTCCATTCACACCTTTTACAACATGGATGTCCGCAGAAGCACCATCCTTGCCATTGATGCCAATATGACCATCAGTACCATTGGTTCCGTCTTTGCCTATAGAAGAAATGGTAACCCCATCTTTGCCATCGGCACCTTTTACACCAGTAGCCCCATTGATGCCATCAGCGCCGTCTTTGCCCTGGCCGCCCACGGTAACCGTATCTGCCTTCAGATTCTTGTCCAGTCCGATGACCAGATCTCCATTTGCATCCACTACAGTCTTGATGTTGGAAGCATCATATTCTGCGTCCGCTTTCGTACCATTCCCTTTGATGGTCATGGTGCTGTTCAGTTTTTTGGCCACAGATCCTGTATTTCCCGCAAACTTCAGTCCATCATCTAATGTGGCAACTTCATGGGTGACATGCCCATCATCTTCGTAAACAATACAGGTCATACCATTGGTACCATTGGAACCAGCCACACCGTCCTGACCCTTCGCAGATTTCATGGTAAGCCCATCTTTCCCGTCTTTTCCATTCATCCCGATAGAGCCATCTTTCCCATTGATGGTAACAGCTGAGCCATCTTTGCCCGCCACACCGATGGAACCGTCTATACCATTTTCGCCTTTTTCACCCAGATTCAGATTGTCATTGACATTGACCTTGTAGGGATCTTCCTTTGTGCCTATGCCTGTAACTGTCGTATTTTTTCCGTCTACCAATTTGGTGGCATTCTTGGCAATTTCATCTTTCAGTTGGCTGACATTCACCGCATCCGTCCCAGCAGTGCCGGCCGCCACATTGTGGATCTGGTTGCCGCCATTATCCAGTCCTTTTTCTGTCAAAGAAACTGGTGAAGTCCCAGGCGCCGGATTTTTCGGTGTAATCGTAATACCGCCAGCACCAATCGTTGTCTCATTCCCATCTTTATCCGTGATGGTCATGCCGCTTCCCTGGGTCACGGTCTTATTCCCATCAGCGGCGGTGGTAGTTACACTATTTACATTCAGATCATCTTTCAAGACTACTTTCAGCGTTCCATTTTCCACTTTCGTAGAAATATTTTTGCCGTCCCCTGTGACTTCAATATCATCCCCAAGGGATTTGTGAACGATATTTCCATTCTCATCTTTTAATCCAAAACCTTTTTCCGTAAGTTCATTAGTTTTTTCTTTTAGCTGACTTACGTTGACAGCATCTGTGTCCGCTGTACCAGCTGTCACGTTGATAATTTTTGTACTGTTGGCATTGATTCCATCTTTAGTTACAGAAGGTCCGCCCGCTATGGTTACGCCCTGATTATTGACAGTTGTGTCTCCAGCTTTTACAGTATCAGCGTTTACAGTATTTGCCGTGACACTGTTCAGCCCAGTTACATCTTTTGCCAGTTTTACGGTTATTGTATTATTGGACGAATCGGCAACCACCCCAATATTATTATTGCTTAAATTACTACTGTCAGCACCGCCCACGAAAGACATTGCCTGGTCAGAACCTCGATGTAGCACATTCACATCTGCTTCAGATGTGCTTCCAATGGTCGAATTGTCTCCCGCAAAACGTAAAGGTCGAGTCATGCTGTAAAGCTGGCTACCGTTTACTGCATCTGTACTTTTTGCGCTAACCAAGCCAGCCGCGACGTTCTGAATTCGCCGTTCTGCTCCCACAGAACCTACCGTTACAACACCAGCAGGTGTGCCTCCAGCATATTGATATGTCCCATTGCTGCTGTATGTATCTATTCCCTTGGTACTGGCTCCCGACGCAGTATAAGTAGAGTTGCTCCCAAGATAAACAGAATTTCCCAAAGTAGCCGTTACATAGCTACCCAGAATCTGTGTATTAGACAAATCCGTATTCAGAGTAGTAGCATCAATAGTATTCTGATTTCCCAGGATTTGGATATCTGTCAGATCTTGGTTTTTCTGATTTTTTGCTCTGACGATATTCTTTGAACCTGTAACAGTAATGTCGGACACGTTACCTGCATCGCCAGCCGTACTTGTATCCGGATCCCCGGTTACCGTGTTCTGATTACCCGTCACAAAAATATTTTCAAAGACTTTCGGGTTAGAAGAATTATTGGCTAGGGATTCCATTTTCAGAATGTTTTTATTCCCTACAATGCGATTACTATCGCCTTCCATACTATTTTCGTTCCCAAAAATCCCTGAATTCAAGGCACTTACATCAGCGCCGGTTCCTGTTGCATTCGTACTATTTTCGCTACCCAAAACATACGTATTCGTTCCTGTAACCCGGTTTCTCGTACCAATTGCTCCAGATGAAACGCCTTCTGCCTGAGCATTAGTTCCCACTGCCAGTGCATTTTCGGCCAATGCCAGAGCTGTATCGCCAATAGCGGAAGCGCTTTTGCTGTTGCTTTTCGCTTCACTGCCAATAGCAATGGCCTTGTCGTCAGAAACGCCAGCAGAATAGCCAATAGTCACAGCTTTATCTACGCTACTTCCACCATTTTTTATAGAAGAAGTTGCCAAAGTGCCTATAGCCAGCGAGTTATTTCCTGCAGCCTGAGCACCTGCCCCGATTGCCGTATTATATTGGTAACCGCTGATGGCTAGAGTCTGTTTCAGACTCCCCGGATTATCCGGGTCTTCGTAGCCAGCTCCTACGGTGATACTGCCGATGCTCTGAGCTTCTGTGTTATTCCCCAGTGCGACACTTCGATCTCCTAATGCCTTTGCACTTACGCCAGCAGCCATAGAATCTTCGCCTGTAGCCAAATCGTTATCATAATTATTCAGATTATTGGACTTTACAGAATAGTAATGAGTTTTGGCTGTATCTACAATCTCATTAACCTGGGCTACATTTGCTGCATCAGTCCCCAGGGTACCCGCAGCAACATTATGAATTTTCGTTCCCTTATTGTCATTGTTCCGAAGGGTAATACTATCTCCATCTCCAGAAGTGACTGTGTCATAATAAACACCACTTGCTGTTGCCGAAGATACATTAGCATTAACCTGAGCTACCGTAGCATCTATTGATTTTTTGAGCTGTGCTACTGTAACTGCATCCTGGTCTTGGGCCCCATCAGCAACATTAGTAATACGGCGCAAAGCTGATGTATTGCCAACTGAAACTGCGGTTTTAGGTGCTGCCTGCCCTGTCAGATACCCCGTTCCACTGATCATAGAGGCATTGGCCACGGAATCATTGCCGATGGCGATATTGCCACCAGAAGCCTGTGCGCCCTGCCCTACAGCCACGCTAGCTGCATCCGCTGCCTGAGCATTAAACCCAATTGCTGTAGACCCATTCCCATTTGCTTGGGCTTGATACCCTACCGCAACGGCGTCATCAGTAGCTTTTGTCTCGCTACCCAATGCAGTAGATTGGATTCGCGAAACAGCAGAGTCATTTTTGTTAGCATGATAACCGATAGAAACATTTTTCCCTTCAGATGTATTTCCGCTAGATCCGATATTAGTCCCAGCCTCAGAACCTATGGCAACATTATGGTCACTTTTTACATCATTCCCTGATTTATAGCCAATTGCAATATTTTGCTGCCCATCAACATTATTACCAGCACCATCTCCAATGACTACATGGGAACCTTTCGCCCCTAATACATCTCCTACCATGCCTACCCCTGCATTAGGGCCAAGTACGACAGATCGAACAGCATTTGCACTTGCGTCTTTTCCCAAAACCACAGAGGCACTGCCTTCAGCAGTAGCTCCACTTCCAATAGCAACAGCATCTGTCCCAGAGGCTTGTGTAGATTTGCCCAAAGCAACGGCATTTAACCCACTAGCATCGGCATCTGTTCCAGCTGCCATACTATCTGTTCCGGTAGCAGCAGCGCTTTTACCAATAGCTAATGCATTTTCTGCACCAGTCTTTGCACCATCTCCAATTGCCACCGCACTATTGCTGTTTTTCGTTACAGTAGCTTTATTACCAAGGGCGATCGCATTGTTAGAAGCTATGGTGCTGGCCTGGGTTCCGATTGCCATGCTGTTATTGTTAATTTGAGCATTCGGCCTGTCATTATAAACTGTCGCGCCGTCCCCTAGTGCAATCGAAGAGTTTCCACGGGCATTTGCTGCATCACCAATAGATATGCTTGATTTTCCTCCACCTATAATCACAGTAGAACTGTCCCCATCAGCGGTCATGCCACTAAAGGATCCACTGACAGATTTCCGGCCAATGGCAATACTGTTCTCAGCAGAGGAAGAAGATCTAGCATCATCACCCAATGCAACAGAGTCTTTGCCACTTGCTTTAGCACTGACACCGATAGCAACAGCATCTTTTCCCGTAGCAGAAGCGTCTTCTCCTGAAGAATTTGCGCGAAAATATTTCATTCCCGGTTTGGTTTTATCCAACCCCAAAGCAGAATTCACATTTTTTAATTCTGTAATATCTGATGTGTTGTTATTGATTTTTGTCGTGTTACTCGAAATGGAGTTCTTATTTGCTGTAATATCTGCCTTATTCTGCTGGATTTCATTAGAATTTTTACTGATTTCAGTTTTATTGTTTGCGATCTCCGTTTTGTTGTTTTCAATCTCAGTTTTATTGTTTGCGATTTCCGTTTTGTTGTTTTCAATCTCAGTTTTGTTGTTTTCGATCTCCGTGCTGTTATTCGTTATTTTTCCAGCATTGGTAGCAATATCTGTCTGTTTTTTTTTGCACATCGTTTTTTACTGCTTCCAGCTCTGTACTGGTAGCGACTCCGTCAGCGGATACAGTAATCGTCTTTGTTGCATCATCTTTAACAATAGAGATGTTAGTTCCAGCATTTAAAACGTCACCGTCATTAACGACTTCAGCGTTACCCCATATGTGATCCCAAAGACTAGGATAGCTGTTAGTATGCTTCTTGTCAGTGTTCCTCCAGAATTAGTAAACGATTTTAGCAAAGAATTTCCTGACGTTTTCCCTCCATTTTTGGCTAATTCTGACACAACCTGATACTGTCCTTTTGCGCGATTGAATATAACCTTAAAAATCCTATTCAATCTAGTCGCCTCCTTTTTGATAAAATATTCATTTATTCGGCAAAATCTTTGAATTAATTTTGTCATTTCATGAATTTGTTTTGTTTTATTCTATCATTCTTATTTCTGCTTAACAATACATTTTGCCATGTTTTTTACAATGTTTTATATCTGTTCAGTTATCTATATATAGAGTTACATTTAACATTTATGGTATATTCTACACTATATATAGTATTTATTCAGCTCTTTGTGGTGAATTTAACAGGAATATTTTTAACATAGCAAAGTATGAAATTATTATTTTATTTTATGTTCATAATTTTGTTTTAGTTTTTTCTATGAATTTTTGTTTTAATATTTTTTCATTATTTTGTATATTTACTCATAAATAACTGTCTTTGTTTTTCTAAAAAATTATGATTAATCAGTCTAATTTTCCCTTGTTGAAATTTAACCTATGGAGTGAGTATTTTATTGCAAAGTCTTGTGTCTTGTGCTTTTATACCTTTATCTCCGTCCCATCCCGAAATGTTATCCGTATATTTTGTTCATTGTATACTGTAATGAAATCTACCAGGCTTGCCCACAAATATTCGTTAAATTCAGTGATATTACCTTGTTTTTTAATTCGATCAATAAATTCTACTATCTGCGTATTGCGTGCTTGCTGTTTTTTGATTTTATCTAATATTATTTCGTATTTATTTTTCATTTTATTGTACTTGTTCATTAAACCATCATATTTTTTCTCATACTCATTTTGATTCTGTGCAATTCTAGCATTCTCGGCAATATTCTTTTTTATTATTTCAGAAAGAATTAACATATCCTGTTTCAAATGTTCTCGTTCCTTTTCAAGGGACTTTGTTTGGCATAGTTGCTGTCGAATCATTTCTAAGTTCTCAATAATTTCATTTTTGTTTGTTATCAGCTTGTTAACGGCACTCACAAAAATTTCTTTTATTCTTTCTGGCGTAAGATGTGGTGTGTTACAGTGATTTTTAAATTTACTATTACATTGGTATATTTCTCTGCGGTACGAATCATTAGAATGCCATATCTTAGCACCATACCAACTCCCACATTGTCCACATTTGATTTTTGTTGAGAAGATAGATATCCCACTGTACCGTGTTTTTCCTGACTTCCGTTTCAAAATCTCTTCCTGCACCAAATCAAAAACTTGAGGACTTATAATGGCTTCATGATTGTGTTCCACATAATACTGTGGGACTTCACCTTCATTGATCTTCATTTCTTTCGTAAGGAAATTGACAGTAAGTCTTTTCTGTAAAAGAGCATCCCCTTTATATTTTTCATTAGTTAAAATGCTTCGTACTGTTCCAGCACACCAAGAATCTTTTCCGGCTGGGCTTTTAATACCTTTTTCAGTTAATTTGCGTGCAATAGAATGATATGTGAATCCGCTAAGAAATAAACGATATATTTCTTTTACAGTCTCTGCCTGTTCCTTATTAATTACTAGATTGCCATCTACCCCTCTCTCATATCCAAGGAAATGACTATATGCGAGACTAACTTTTCCATCAGCAAATCGTTTTCTATGTCCCCAAGTAACATTCTCTGAAATACTACGACTTTCTTCCTGTGCTAAGGAGCTCATAATCGTAATGAGGAGTTCCCCTTTGGCGTCTAATGTCCAAATATTTTCCTTTTCAAAATAGATTTCGATGCCCTTTTCCTTCAATTTACGGACCGTCATTAAACTGTCCACCGTATTCCGTGCAAAACGGCTAACGGACTTAGTAATAATTAGATCGATTTTCCCAGAAAGGGCATCCTCTATCATCCGTTTGAAACCTTCTCTATATTTTGTGTTAGTGGCCGAGATACCCTCATCTGTATACATCCCAATAAATTCCCAATCGGATCGGCTTTTGATGTAATGAGTATAATAATCGACCTGGGCTTCATAACTGGTAAGCTGGTCATCATGATCTGTTGAAACTCTTGCATAGCCTGCGACCTTTCGTTTGCAATGACGATCCAGAGGTTTCTCTGAATACTTTTGAATTGAAGCTGGTATTACATGTACTTTTTTCATTAAAGTGTCACTCCTTTACTATAGCCATTAAAAAATTGAAACAACAAACTACCATCCCTTTGAATTTCGATTCGTTCTACCTTATTTCGAAATATTTCTCCGTCAAAAGAAACCATCTGTAGTACACTAGCGGCAATGATTTTCAAAGTCTCTTCTTTAATTCCAGTGACGTGACTACATTTCCGTTTCCCCTTGCATCGCCAATAAGCAACTTTTTCTCTTTTTCGTTTCTCCAAGCAGCGAGTAAAAGTTACACCACAAATTGGGCAACAAATACGTTCTGAAAAAGCTGTATATCATTTAGAAGCATCATTTTGATGGTATTTCTTCATCCACTGTCGCTGTTTCTCTTTCAGTTCATCTGTCCAACACTCTTTTCGAGCCGTCGAATTCCATTGCTTTTCTATAATGCGTCCATCTTTCAAGTGGAAAACCAATACCTTATAAGCGGGAACAACAATCTTTTTTACTTGCTGAAAAAATGTATTTTTATTAAAACTGTCTGTACCAAGAATAGTCGCACATATCTCTTCCAAAACGGGTTGGGGAACAGAACCATAAGCACCACAATTGGTACCTTTGCCTTTATGCGATTCGCAAGTCCAGTATTCATGGCATTCGCCTTTATATTTACGCTTTACATGTGTATAGCTTTTCCCGCATATTCCACATTTTATTATCCCTGTGAAGCAAGAAGTGTTCAAAAACTCCCTAGCATAACCACCCTGGCGTTTTCCCATCTCCTTGCGTCGTTTCAGTTCTTGCTGAGCCTTCTCAAATGTGGCAGCCGTAATAATTGCCTTATGATGGCGTTCTACTATGTATTTACTTTTTTCTCCATTATTAGCAACTTGATGTTTTGTGATTGGATCTGTTACAAAAGTTTTTTGGATCTCAAGGATGCCCGTATAAATCCGATTCGTAAGAATTTGTCTTATACTCGAATCTCTAAAAAAATAACCATATCTAGTGCGTATCCCATTTTTCTCTAAATCACGTATAAGTTCCTTTCTAGTTTTTCCGCTTAGATAGTCATCAAAAATTTTTCTGATAATCTTGGCTTCTTCTGGTTGAATTACTAAGTTATTGTGTTCCCACCGATATCCGTAAACCAAAAACTTTGCATGGGGAATGCCTTGTTCAATTTTTTTGTGAAATCGCCACTTGATATTATCGCTAATAGAACGGCTTTCTTCCTGAGCAAAAGAGGCGAGAATAGTCAACATCAGTTCTCCTTCGCCGCTCATTGTATGGATATTTTCTTTTTCAAACCATACATCTACCCCGATCTCTTTTAGATGACGTACAGTATTTAACAAGTCCACTGTGTTGCGAGAAAATCGTTGAATAGATTTTGTCAGAATTATATCTATTCTTCCTTTTTCGACATCTTTCAGCATCCGCTGGAACTCCTGCCGCTTCTTTATCCCGGTACCCGAAATCCCATAGTCGGCATAGACCCCTGCGTATTCCCATTCTGGGTTTTTCTGGATCAATCTGCTGTAATAGCTAACCTGGGCCGAAAGGGAATGGTGCATCCGCTCCGATTCCACGGATACCCGGGCATAGGCGGCCACCTTCTTGCGCTGTCTTAGATTGGGTATACTTTGTTCGATTTTACGGATAGTCCGCATAGCATCAGCTCCTTCCGACACCATATATCACTCTGTTTGATACAATTAGCAAGTAAATAAGTCCCCAGAAAAAGGCTGACAGCGGCGGATCATATCCTTCTCAAAGTCCTGGTACTCCTTCTCGGTGATGAGCTTTTGGGACAGCATCTTTCGGGCCAGATGCAAAGTCATCTGGAAGGTGGCTTCGTTTTGAAAGGTCTTTTTATCCATGGCGCACACCTCTGAACCGGTAGGCAATGTAGCATGCATGGGAGCAAAACTTCCGGTGGCTGTTTCCATAGACGGTAAACTCTTTCCCGCAGGTCGGGCAAGTAAAGGTGTAGACTGCTTTCCGCTTCACCAGTTCCAGATGGCAGTTCCACCACTTGTTCCGGCATGCATCGGAGCAGAACCGCTTCCGTTTCCGACCAGTGGCCTGTTCAATGAAGCTGCCGCACTGCTCACAAACGGACTCTGTCGGCGGTGCGGCAAGTCCTTTTCGCCGGCAGAAAGATTTCACGGTGTTGATGGAAAGGCCCAATTGGCAGGCTATGCTGCCATACCCTGCCCCATCACGGCGCAGGGCAATGATCTGTCTCTTTTGTTCGTCCTTCATAACGAATACCTCCTGAAAATTTGTTTTTCAGGAGTAACAGGACAAAAAGGGTGCTATTAAGTACTTTCGGTTGAAAAAAAATGCCCGTTAAGAGCATCCTGTTTTTCAACATTTTAGTTCAACCATCACTTGGCATTATCATTTTTCTAAGCCGTGATAAAAGTTTGATATAGTAAACTGGATCATTACATTCTTTCATTTTCCAGTCTACTCTAGTCTCACAATTCTCTATTTTTTCTGTCTAAATAGTTGCATTTTTCTATTTTACTAGAATGATTTTACAACAAGCAATGATGGCATCTTGTTTGGTAAAAAAAAAGTATATACTGTAATTTCTATTAAGTATCTGTCTGAAAACTACAATCCGTGATGGGTATTTCTAGTTTTTAATATTAAAGCAGCAACCTGGCTTTTTTATTGACAAGTTTGGTTTCTCTAGCTATAATTAAATGCAAATGCAAACTATTTGCAAATCAGGAGGCTGAAAAATATTGAAAAAATGGATTGCGGTATTTTGTATGTTGTTTTGTTGCTGGGGGCGTGCAGAAGCTTCGGGGCATATCACGGGTGTCTCGTACGGTGTCAATCAGGCAGGGCAGTTGCGGGTTGTCATTGAGTCAAATCAACCGCTTCCTTACGAAATGAAGATTTTAGAAGGAGAGGCCCATGTTTTTGTTAAAGGTACACTGGCTGCTTCGATTGCGCCTGTCTACCATCCCCGTGAATCCACCCATGTGAAAACGGTCCGTTTCCAAAAAACTACCAACGGAACGCTAATTCATATACATACAGATGAAAACCCAACCCTGGCTGACTTTAAAATCTTTTCTTTAAAAGCAGATACGATAACCAAGCGGCCGAATCGCATAGTCATTGATGTGGCGCCGGTATTTACGCGTGGATACCGGGTAGGTGGCGGTCTTAAAGGCAAACGAATCACCCTTGATCCGGGGCATGGCGGTACAGATCCTGGTACCCATGGGCTTGAAACCGGGCTCAAAGAAAAGGAAGTTACACTGCCCCTTGCCTTTCGTGTAAAGAAGATTCTTACGCAAAAGGGCGCTACAGTCTATTTGACGCAGCTCAGTGACCGTGACGTCTATGGTCCAGATGCAACGGACCAGCAAGAACTCCAGGCCCGTGTAGATGTGGCCGAAAAATCCGGTTCCGACCTGTTCCTCAGCATCCACTGCAATGCAAGTACGGACCGGAGTGTGGGCGGATATTCCACGTATTATACCCCCAAGACTCCCTATGACAAACGTTTTGCTGCCATCCTCCAGAAGGAGCTGATGACAACGGCCAATGTACCGGACCGGGGCATCTACGATTCCGGGCTGTATGTCAACCGGAAGTCCACCATGCCCAGTGCCCTTGTAGAGTGTCTTTTTATGACCAATGCTCGGGAAGAACAGTTGCTTTTGTCGGATAGTTTTCTAGATAAGATTGCCGAAGCGATTGCGAGGGGGATAGAGCAATTTGAAAAGTGATTTGGAAGGTTATAATTTTGGCAACTTTAATGAAAGACGTAAAGTCATTCATTTGTAAATATATTAATGGTGCAATGGCGTATCGCAAGATAGAAAGCCCGTAACTCTCAGTGATCGGCTTGTCCTTTATGAGGTTTCCTCTTATTTTTATTCAGAGTAAAATTGATCCGATTTGATGCAGATTTCTATATCTTCATTGATTTATTTTATAGATTCGATATATAACCACTGGAACTATAACGCGCCGTAAAGAGTTTTAGTAAATTTCATCTTTAAGTCGTTCAAAATAAATGTTGTATGGCCCTTCTAGTTTTTAACTCTTCTTTAGAAAATTTTTCGTCGACTGCTATATTTTGTTCCTCCTATGTCAAATAATAGTGTCAGAGTTATATTTTCTTGTCATGTGAAATCATGTAAAAAAAAAGGTATGCATTTCTCTTCTCACCGTAGTAAGCTCATTGCGCTATTAAAAATATATACCCTCAAAAAAGCCGAAATTATAGTATAAGTACTGTAATAGAAGTCCGATTTCAAATTTAAGTAATATTGCAGCATCTGTTTAGCTAAATGCTCTTTGGGTAATATAGAAGATCAATAAAGCGAATTTTCGTAAATATTAATGTATATTGATGTCTATTTAGTTTGATAACAATTTGTTAATAACATATTACATATGATAGTTGCATACTGGTCACGGATATTTACATATTAATGAGATAAAAAATATAAATTGTTCACAATTTATATGAAAGTTTGTGCTATAATCAAAAAAGTTCTCTAGTAATGCCACATGTTCTTTTAGGTTATAAACATCGTCAGTACTGCAGGAATCTTCAACGAAATGGATTCTTTATGGAGAAAGCAGGTAAATGGAAAATCATGGACAACCGGGAAAGAAGAGCACAATTGTATAAAATGCTGGAACAAGGAGAGGAACCCTTAAGCGGGACATATCTTTCCAAAGTCTTGAATGTTACTAGGCAGATCATTGTGGGAGACGTGGCCATTCTCCGGAGCGGAGGTAAAAAAATTCTTTCGACAGCGCGAGGCTATAAGTTGGAAGACCCAGAAAAAGGGAAGGAATTTTGGCAAGATCTGAACTGCCAGAGCCAGAACATGGATGCAGCAGAGCTGGAAGATGAACTGAATGTAGTAGTAGACAACGGAGGAATTATCCATGGGATGACTCTGTCCCATGCTGTATATGGGATAATTCGGATAGCCATGGACCTGTATAGTCGTAGAGATGTGCATCAGTACATGGACCGACTCCGGAAGGAAAAAGGGCTCCTAATCACAGCCCTGACACAGGGAAAACACACTCTCAGTGTCGAAACAAGAAATAATGAGGATATGAATGCCTTGAAAGAAGGGCTAAAAGGCATGGGACTGTTGGTCCCATGTGAAGGTGAAAAAACAACACTTTAAAACAAAGAAGGGGCTGTGAAAATGAGAAATCATTTTCAAGCCCCTTTCTTTATTGCCGCACTAAAGCCACCAGCAGAACCGTTCCAATCCCATAAGCCAGGTTCCGTTGTGCCTTCAGGCGTTTCTGTGTTCTATTGTTTTCTTTCTCGTACGCGGCTAAGGATTCGTTGGCAATCCTCAAGGATTCTTCCTGCCGTATCGAGGTCGTCTTCAGCTCGTTCAATTGACTCCCTTGCTGATTGGACAGTTCCCTGGCTTTCTGTAATTCGGTCTGCGCTTCGGTCAATTGAGTCTCCAATTCCAGCATTCGTTTCTTCTGCAGACTGGATTCCTTCTGTAATCCGTTGTTGATTCTCTGCAGCTCGCTGATATTCTCCTCCAACCGAGTCAGTTCCTCTTCTGTGATGGTATACGTAGAAGCCAAAGACACCTGCGGACAGCAGAAGAACAAGCACAGCAGCAAGATACAGACGTTTTTTCTCAATCATCCCCACCCTCTTTCCGTCAAAATCACCGAAAGGCCGGTATCCCGTCATATCCTTACTATGACGGGATTTTTTCTTTTCTGGACTCCCATGGGCTGCGTCCCTTCTAAAAAACGGCTCCTGGGCCAATTTCGCAGGCCATTTTCTTTAGAGGAGTAAAGTAAAGAAAAGAAAAGAATGCCGGCCAGCATGCCTAGAAGGAAGCCCAAAAGGAAATCATCGTTCATTTTACACGGGTTCACAGAGCATCATCCTTTCTTGGCCACATAATCCGTCACCCCACGGGCGATGGCACGAGCAAATTCGTCCTTCCGATTCATCAGGAGCTGCACATCGTCCTCATTGGTGATGAAAGCCGTCTCCACAAGGACAGCCGGCATATCCGTTTCCCGGAGCACAGCCAGACCCGGACGTTCCTTCACACCCCGGTCCACGGTCCCCAGGCTCTGGACGATCTGGTTCTGGATGCATTCGGCCAGGGCATAGGCTTCCTCGCTGTCCTCACTGTGCACCAGAGTTTCCGTTCCCTGGGCTTCTTCTGCGGCTGCCGCATTGCAGTGGATGGAAATAAAGAGGTCCGCCTTCCACCCGTTGGCGCTGGCACAGATGTTGGTATAGTTGGGGGATTCCCCGCAGAGGTTGTCGGACTGGACCAGCATACAGTCATAGCCCACCCGGTTCAGGTACTGCTGAACCCCTGCCCCGATTTCCTTCACGATACCCGCTTCGGTGACCCCATGTTCTTCGTTGACGGCCCCGCTGTCCACACCGGGCATATGGCCCGGATTGATGTAAATCTTCATGGTTTATCCTTCTCCTTTTCAAAATGATCCGGGATCCCGTTCCCGTCAAGATCCACAAAGCAGCCTGCAATGAAGGTGATGAACCCTACCATGGCAGGCCCTACCAGTTCCCGTATCATAGCCAGAAGGTCCGGCAGCTGGATTTTCCCCGTCACTGCCAGATAGACCCAGAAGCCATAATAGGAAACCACAAAAAGAAAGACCGTCACCATATACCCGATGACGATCCATTTGATGGGCTGCTGGAACTGGTTAAGCCGTTTCTTCACAGCCCCAAGACCCTTATTGAGCCAGCCTCTTACTTTTTCAAACATGGCGGATTCCCCAGATTCCGGTTGTGCTCATGGAGCTTATCGACTTCCCCCTTCAGATCCTTATACCGGTGCCACAGGTTGTCGATGTTGGTTTCGATGCCGGCCTGGGCCACCCGCATTTCGTTGATGAGTCCCGTCAGATCTTCCAGGGCCTTGGTGTTATTGTCGATGCTCTTATGAAGCGCCAGGTTCTCGATTTTCTGGGGACGCAGGATCAGCCAGCACCCGAAGACGGCCAGGGCACTGATCACTGCGTTCACAAAGGTGTAGCTGATGAAATTCATATTGCACCCCCTCCTTTCTTTGCTTAGCGGCCGGGCGTCACATGAAGGGCCCGGCCTTTGTACCGTCCGCATTTCGGTCCGCAGTACACGTCTTCTGTTGGGCTCCAGGAAAAGGAGAAGGTGTTCTCCCCTTCCGTGAGTTCCTTTGTCTGGCCGGCATGGCTCACATACACCGGCTCCTTCCAGAACCCGGAGCGCTCTAACACCAGGGACCCCTCAATCCGGCCATAATGGATCTGGGCCTTCACCTTCCTGACCGTCCAGCTGTAGGCCCGGTCCAGCTTATGGAGGTCAGTAAGAGGCACATGGGGAAAGCGGGAAAAGTCATGGGTGCGGCTGTTGAGTTCTTTCTGCCCCTTGGGCAGGAACACCTTGATAAAGGTATCCATCCCGGACTTGTCGATCTGCATATAAGAGGTAATCTGCAGGACACGCAAAAATTCCTGAGGCCCCATGTCCATCACCTGGAGGATTTCCCGGAAATTGAACAAGGGATAGACGGTCCCGGTGATGGGGTTCTTCAGGATCACCGTAGAGGAACCGCTCCGCAGGGCCGCAAGGTCGATGAACACGCGTTCACTATTGCAGAAAAAGCTCATCCGGTTCCCATCCAGGTCCAAGGCAATGGTATCCTTTGTATGGATGGCTTCTGGGAAGATAAAGAGGGAATTCATGGCTGGCTCCCTTCCTTCTTGAACCAGGTGTAGAGAGCCTTGCAGAACCGGCACTCCAGTTCATGCTCCTTGCTCACGATGCAGGCCCCGCCGCACATGTCGTAGACAGGGCACTGGCGGCAGGCTGGACTCAAGGCATCCAGCAGCCTTTTCTGATCGTTCAGCCATTCCTTCCCCAGTTTCTCTTTCCGGATGTACAGACAGGGATAGGACTGCCCTTTGGCATCCACCTTCCGCAGCTTCCGGTTGCTACAGTAGGTTTCCCCATAGGTATAGTGTGCCTTGCTCCGCCGTTCCAGGGTCTGGTAGAGTCCTTCATACCGCTTGTCCCGGATGCCGAACCTCCGGAACCGGGACAGGTACAGCCCCACGTACTTTTTGTACTGTTCCAGGAGAGAATCGTAGTCGGCTTCCGTCAAGGCATATTTCCGGTTGGCTTCATTGGTCACATGAAGGAGATGAGGGAAAAAGGAAAGGGACCGTCCGATGACTTTCTCCTTCTCTCGGAACCGCTCCATGATGGCCCCCAGGTCTGTGTTGCCATGGTACAGAGTGGTGGATACGGCCACATTCGGGTAATCCAGAAGGTCCGTAAAAGGGTCGTAGCCCCGCAGGTCTTTCTCCGCCCCGTCATAGCTGATGCAGATCTGGAAACCGTGCTGCCGCAAATAGTCCAGGTGTTTTGCTATGCCGATGCCGTTGGTGCTGAGGGAAAACTTGGCCCCGGGAACCGCACGGACTACTTTCCGGATTTCGTCCATATAGAGCAGGGGCTCCCCACCCATGAACTTGATGGCCCCGGGAGGATTGCGTTTCAGTTCTTCCAGAAATTTATTGGAAATGCCCTGTTCATCACTGGAGGCTTCCCGATGGCAGTAGGCACAGTGGAGATTGCACTGACTCCCCAGGTAGAGGGTCACTTTCCGTGGTTCAGCCATGCCGCTCCCCCTTTCCGATAAAGACAAAATAGTCGTTCCATACCTCGTACCATTTCCGGCCCAGCTTGATTTTCACTGGCCCTTCCACACCGAAGGGGTACAGCCGGAAACTTCCCGTCCCGTGGTCCAATTTAATCCGGCGTTTGTTCACAAGGCCTGCGGAAGCATCCACGAAGACCTCCTCGTCATCGATGTCCCGGGTGAGCTTTTCTTTGGTGGAAAAGTCCCCTTTGTATTTCTGAATGGTGAAGTCGATATACTCTTTACCTTCTTCGGGAAAGAATGGTTCCTCCGGATCCCCATCAATGAGGTCCCCTTTCCTGTTGGCCATGAGCTCCCGGCCCCCGGCGGAAAGGCTGTAGCTGTCCCACAGTTTCATCCGGGGATGGTCTCCCAGGATCAGGTCGCTGGTACTGAAGGGCAGTAGCTCATATTCCTGGTCCGCTTCGATGGTGAAGTTCTCCTTCTTCCCGCTAAAGAGCCGGACCACAATATCCCGTTCCCTGTCTGCCAGAATGCCCGTGTCTACGCTGAGGATGGTATAGTTCCCATACAGCTGGGTCAGGATGGCAAAGTCCATGCGGATGGATACCCCCAGCCGGTTCAGATCCAGGAACCGGTAGTCGGACTGCATGGGCTGCCGGAAGATTTTTACCGTCCCGTTGCTTTCCGTCAGGGCATAAGAGCTATAAGGACGAAGATTCTCAATGGCATCCGATCCAGCCCGGCCGTCAATGGCACTGCTGCACTCCACTTTGCAGAAGTCCCCGCTCAAGGTTAAATGGACCACATGGTCCGCGTTGGATTCTTCGTTGTAATAAATCTTCAGCATCATTCCACCTCCCGGTCCGCCACATCATATCCGTTCACCAGCACATCCCGGCCCCCTTCAATGGTCAGCCGATAGCCGGTCACTTCTTCCTTCTTCACTTTCATCACATCATCCTGGACCCGAGATGTCTGGAAGAACATCTGGATCCGCCCGTTCAGGGCTTTCCGCACATTCTTCAGGCTGATGGCACTCCGCAGCCCGGTAAGGGTGAAAAGGACACTGTTCCCTGCCAGGACCAGCTCGGTATTTTTCTCAAAGTGAAGGGTCTGATGGAGCTGGACCTGTTCCACTTTGAGGAGTTTCCTAGCCCTGTGGCCCCGGTCCACCACCAGCATCCCTGGTTCCAGTTTCTCCACGGGAACCGGTCCTTCTGCTGTCTGCACGTTTCCTTTGGCAATGATCATCTTTTCCGTTCCTCCTTAGCTATCGTCACTGCAGTCACAGTTGCAGTTGAACGTCATGTAATACTGGCACTTCTGACAGGTCTGGCACCCCTGGCATCCCTGACATGTCTGGCAGCCCTGACAGGTTTGGCATGTCTGGCATCCCTGGCAGCTCTGGCAGGTCTGACAGCAGTTGGCCTGGCAGCAGTTCCCCGAAAAGTTTTCTTCCAGTTTGTTGATGGCCGCATCCAGTACCTTGATGTTGACCTTCTTCACCTGGGCGTAATCCAGGGAAGACAGGTCGATGCTCACCTTCGTCTTGGTAGATAGGGTCTCAAGGCCGGACTGCACATCTGTCAGATGCTTCTTTAAGACGTTTTCTCCTGTTTCCGCCATAGTTTCACCACCTTAGGAGTCGTCCGAACAATTGCATTCGCTGCTTCCGCTGCAGTTGCAGTTACAGTCACACTGGCCCCGTGTTTGGCAGGTACAGTCCCGCTGGCTGCATTGGGAGATGCTCTGGCAGGATTGGCAGGACGTGGACTGGCAGCTGCTGCTCTGGCATTTCTGGCAGGTCTGGCACCCCTGGCAAGTCTGGCAGTACACGCAGTTCCCGCAGTTGTCCACGTTGGCGGCATAGGATGTGAGCTGGGTCAGAGCCGTCTGCAGTTCCGTCACGTGGATGGCCTTCACTTTAAGGTCGCTGGAATCTGTGATGGCGGCTGTATCGGTAAAGGTCGTCTTATTGATGGTTCCGTTTTTCGCCATGGCTTTTCTCCAAAATCTCCTGCCCGTACTGCTGGATGGTCATAAGGACCGGGGTAAAGACGGCCTGCTTCAGCCGGCAGTAGGATGCCTTCCGGGCCTTATCCCCCACCAGCTTGCAGCCACCCTGGCAGAAGGCAAGGGCCGTGCAGGAAAGGCACTCTTTCCGGTGTTCGTGGGTATGATCCCCCGCCAGGATGTGCTGCAGGTAAGTGAAGTACCCGTCATGGATGGAACCTGCCTTCCGGGAAGTGTTGTGGCAGGGATACAGGTTCCCCTCAAGGTCCAGGTTCAGCACCGTGAGCCCGTTTCCGCAGGCTGCCGTATATCGGTCCCATTTCCCTTTCCCCGTAAGATAGAAGTCTTTCAAACAGTGGAACAGCTGCCGGATATAGGCTTCTTCCGTGTACCGCTCCGGCTGGACCCGTTTCCCGAAGCCCTCCAGGAACCGGAGGGTCATGTCTTCCATCTCCCGCTCCACCCGGCCGCAGTCGATTTCCAGGAGATCCTTTTGAGGCAGCCCCGTATCCATGATTTCGTCCAGGTTCACCGCAACCTGGTAGCCATGGATGATGGCACGGTACTCTTCTGAAATCTGCTGGAAAGCCTGGAGGATTTCCCGGGGATAGGCCCTGGCGGATAGCACCCCGGACAGACAGAGATGCTCCAGGGCCAGGATCCGCTCCCGGGTTTCCGGGACGGAAAACACATCATAGCCTCTCGTTTCCAAGACGTGAGGCCCGTCCCAGGAAAGGGTGACGGAGAACTGATGGGCATGAAAAAAACGGACCATTTCGTCCGTCAGTGCCCGGCCATTGGTGATGATGCCAAAGGTCATGGGAATTTTTCTTTTTTCGATTTCTTCCACCACTTCTCGGATGGTTCTAAAGTACAAAAGAGGCTCCCCGCCATAAAACTGCAGGTGAAGAGTCCGGGGATTCTCTTGGGCCACTTCTCCCAGGAAGTCATAGATTTCGGGATTCACCTCCCGGGTCAAAGGTTTATGCACCAGAGGGTGCTGGAGGCAGTAGGCACAGTTCATATTGCAGGAATTCCCCAGCATGAGGAATACGGTGTTGATGTTCCTTCTTAAATATTTCATCTTCCACTCCTTACGATGATTTTCACCAGCCGCACGTTTTCTGCGGTATCGTCCTTCACGATCTGCCCCACCGCCTGGGTGAGGCTTTCTCCTTCCAGGGCCATCCGGCCTACGCCCGGCATCTCCGAAGGGATGACCCAGCCTCCCTTCCGGGCTTTCCCATACATCCGGACCGGGACACGGCCGGCCAGGGCTACCGGGATGTAGGCGGGCAGGTTCGTCTTTAAGATGTCATCTCCCGGAGAAAGGGTACGACCGCCGATGATGGAGGCAAAGTCTTCCGTATGGACCCCCACCACACACTGGCTGCTGGACGTTGCCTTGCTGTATTGCTCTTTATTCGAAGTTTCGTCCAGGGCGATAATGTCCCCCCGCTGGGTGTCACCACCCCGAGGGAAGAATTCAGCGTAGTCGTTATAGACCGCGTTGTAGACTTTCGTGGCGGTGAGGGTCCCGGTGAGAGTCACATTCCCGTTGGCATCCGTGGAAACATATCGGCTGTCGTTGGTCAGCTGACTTGTCTTATCCGGAATCACCGGTCTGTCCAGGAGATCCGTGTAACTGCCGCTTTTGGCTACTGCAGCAAGGGTCCCTGTTTCCCCGGTGAGTTCTTCCTTTGTGGCATAGGTTTCTGCAATGTTGTTGCCCTTGCCATCGGCCAAAGCGGCCTGGGCGGTTGCTGTGGCATCCAGCTTTTTCCCGATGGCTTCCATGATGGTGGTGGCAAAATTCGGGTCATTCCCCAGGGCATCGGCCAGTTCTTTCAGGGTATCGAGAGAAGCCTCCGAGCCATTCACCAGCTCGGCAATCTTCTCTTTTACATAGGCCACATTGGCAATCTGTGTACTTTGGGCATCTTCTGCCGGAGTAGGGGCTGCAGGGGTTCCCGTAAGAATGGCGCTATCCACATCCGCCTTCAACTTCAGGTCGATCTGCATCTGGGCCAGTTTCTCTGCCGCACTGTCGGCACTTTGTTTTGCCAGGGTGGCCTGGGTGGTTGCACTTTCTTGCGAATTCTTCGCTTCAGCCGCACTATTAGCAGAAGCCTTGGCACTGGCGTCCGCCGCTTTGGCACTGGTTTCGGCTTCCGCTGCTTTTTGGGAGGAAACCGTGGCCCAGCTTTTGGCGGACCTGGCTCCTGTGACCCCGTCCGGCTCTCCGTCACTTTCCGCCCAGGCCCGAGCCGTTTCAGACCAAGACTTGGCGGAACGTGCTCCGGTGACGCCATCTGGATTAGTGGAACTTTCCGCCCACTGCTGGGATGCCTCACTCCACGACTTACTGGACCGGGTTCCTTCTCCAGCCGGTGCGCTGTCGCTTTCCGCCCAGGCTTCTGCCATGTTCTTGCTGTTTAAGGCATCCGCCGCATATTCCCCGGCCTTGTCCCGATAGGCCCGTGCCTGATCGGCGGCGTACCCGTCAGCCACATCCCCCAGTTCCACTTCCGTGTTGTTCTGGACCGTAAGGGTCACTTCCACATTGGCCGCATCAGACATTGTGGGCCACCCCCTTGATGATGAAAGACTTGGTAAAGAAGCAGGTAAGGATCCGCTCCGTCTCGCTGTTCATAATGGCCAGGTCGTAGATGTAGGCCCCGGGTTCCAGGGAATCCAGGGCTCCCTTGGGTACCACCACATCCACATAGTTGTTGTCCGGATTGTAGAAGGTATCCGTGTAGACCACTTCGGAAGAGTTGGTGGTCTTCTTAATGGCAAAGACCACTTTGTCTGCAGGGGTCAGCTTGTAATTGGTGAAGCGGAACCGAATGGAAAAAGTGTCGTACTGGGACACCTGGATATTCTTATTTTCGTCAATGACCAGCATATTAGCCTCCTCCCGAATCATCGGTACAGTCGCAGTCACAGTTGGAATAGATGATTTCCCGGGTATATTCCTGGGTATGGGAACGGTTCACCAATTCCTGCAGGATCCGCCGCAGGGAGTAGGTTCCGGCCGGGATGCCCCGGTGGGTCTTGAGCCTTCCCCGGGTGGTGGTAAAAGAATGCCGCTCCGGGCCGGAAGTGATGGTATTGTCCCAGGAACTCACATCGCTTACCGTGGCCTCCCGCTCCGGCTGGGTACTGGAAGTGACGGCGATCTCCACCTGGTCGATGAGCCGGTCATCGGTCAGGGTCCCCATCCCGTTATAGGTGACAAGGACGGTCTTTCCCGCGTCAGCTGCCGAAAACTTCAGCGTCCCGGTATTCCATCCCTCGATGCCATGCTCTGTAGTGAGATAGTCCGGCCAGTACTGTCCCTGGGCCGGTTCTTCCGACACCTCCGTAAGGAGCGCCCCGTTCTGGAACTTCACCTGCAAGGTAGTAGGAGAAGTCTTCTGGGGCACTTCCGTCAGCCGGATGGTGTACGGACTGTTGCTGGGGATCACGTGGGTTTCGTCATAGATCTTTTTGATGTTGAAAGTATTTTCAAACGGGTCAAACCGATAATCATGAATGGCCATCAGCTGCCTCCTTTCCATTGTTTCAGGGCCGAAGACTGGGACTGCTCGATATCCTTGGACCGGCGTTCGATGTCGGACAGGTATCGGTCCACGGAAAACTGAGGCTCGCCCAGTTCCATCTCTGTCTTGATGCCGTTTTCCCCAGACAGGGTATACTTGATTTTCTTGATGGGATACGTATCCGCGTTCCCGTCCAGTCTCCGGATTTCCGCAAGGCCCTCCGTGGACATATGGCGGACGTTAAAGGTTCCATCCGGGTAGGGATATTCCAGCCGGACGCCGCTGATTTTGGCGGATTTTACCGGGGCCTTGTACTGGCTGATCTGATTTTCTCCCCACCTTTGGGCATCGGCTGCATCATAGGCTTCCGGAAGATTCCAGACCGCCTGGTGGACCCCGTAGCTGTTCTGGCTGTCCTTGTCTTCCACAATGCAGAGCCACTGTTCCCCCTGGTCGTCCACACTGCCGCCCTTGATCCGTGCCCAGTTCACCAGTTTGGACACATCCCAGGAAGGAGTGTAGGAGGTGATGTGTTTTCCCACGGTCAGACGAGCCTGTTCGTTGACGGAAGTCTCTCTACGGCGAAAATACAGGCAACGATATTCATCCACCCCGTACACATAATCCACCGCAAAGTCTGCCAGGGTGTTCAGGGCTTCTTTTACAGTCACCCCGTCAAAGACCAGTTTCGTAGGACTGTACCCTACACTCTGGATCTTGCTGTCGTTGTAGACCACCTGGAGGGTCTGGCGCTCCACCTGCCGGGCGATGTCCCGGACGATGTCTCCTACATCCGTGTTCTCGTAGGTCTTCCAGAGCATCACATTCTCCAGACGGTTGTAGAAGCCGTAGCCTTTGTACACGAACTTGGGGTCCGTTGTCCCCTCGATGGGCCGGCTGATGATGTAGCCGCTGTACCAGGGCTTCCGGTCTCCATACAGATGAATGTCGATGCGCTGCATATAGTCCATCTGGGCATTGTCGGGCTGCCGGTAAAAGGTCAGCTGGCACTGGCCGCAGCCGGTGCTGGTGATTTCAAAGGTCACCTCATTCAGGGCATTGGCTTCGCTTCCACCCCCGAAAATGGCCGTCCGGGTCCCGTCCTTTTTGTAGGCATAGACCACGAACTGGCCGGGATAGTACTCATGGACCTTGCCCCGGTCGCTGCTGCCTTCTCCTTCACCAATAGGTCCAGCAAAGATCCACCGGCCGAACAGGCCCCGTCCAAAGATAAAATTCGTCATTTCCTCCACCCAACAAAAAAGCAGGCCCGAAGGTCTGCCGTTTCTTTTTATGAATAAAGGCCGCAGCCAATGCAGTGACCTTCAAGTATTCCTCTTTATTTCAATTTATCCAGAAGTCTTCTGATAAAGCTCTTTTTTTCTCTTAAATCATCTGTTACTTCATGCCATTCCCCATATGGCCACGGATCAAAGATACTACGTGAATCCAGTTTAACTTCTCCAGTTATTTTAGATACTATATCTGACTTTGGACCATATAGTACTTCTCCGGGTTTTCCTATCGAAAAGGCAAAACTATCTTTTGATTCAGCATATCGATGATATTTAATTCCAGTATAGTCTTCAGCAATTTTCAAAGCTTCTGGCAATGTAATGGTATCATTATGCATTTTCATTGCCCCCCTTTATCCAAAGGATAACACAGTGGGAACCTCCTGTTCAATGCAGTTTTAATACAATACATTACACAAACCACCTGTTGGTATACGTGATTTCCACTGTCCCGGCTCCCCCTGTGTAAAGGAACAGATTGGCTCCCGGCTTGGCGTGGAGGAATGTTCCGGTAAAGGCGTTGATGCTGTTGTCCTTATCCCGCCAGACTGTCCCTTCCCTGCCATTTACGATGGAAGTCTTGAGGGCCACCAGGAGGGCATCGGTGAGGGTGAACTTCTCTTTGGCCTCCTGGTGCCAGACGGTGAGATTCGTCATCCGGTCCAGGGGGATAAAGCGGAAGGTAAGAGGCGTATCCACGCTTCCCAGGTTGTGGAGGACCATTTCCGCCTGGACCGTAGCCTGGGGAAAAGTGAACACCACCCGAGATTCCTGGGCTTCATACCGGAAGGGGTCGGCCAGGAGAAGGGACACGGTGATGTTGCTCCGTCTCTGCTTGAACCCGTTCTCGAACTTGTGCTTGATTTTCGACAGGCAGGCCACATGGTAGACCCGGTCCGGCCGGCCTGCCATCAGGGAATAGTCGGTCTGGCCAAAGAAGGTATAGGCTTCGTTCAGCACCTCATCATGGTCTTCTTCCGTAGCCCCTTCCATGGAAAACTCCACCTGGAGGGTCCGGCCGTCAATCTTCCCGTCCCCCACCACATCACTGCCGTGGGCAAAGGCCCGGGACTGGAGCTTATTCCGGAAGGTGTAGCTGCCGCTATCCGACAGGCTCCAGTGGACCGGAAGCTTGTATTCCACCCCATCTTTGGTGATGGTGAAATTCTGTTCGTTTTCTCTTCGCTCCGGAAACATGCGCTTCACCTCCTGGCCCACGCTGCCGTTTCTATCAGTTGTTTGAATCCTGGTCAAAGGGAACAAAGTCCCCATGATCAATTTCGTACAGAATCACCACATCACCATCCTGTTTGGTGATGGTCACGTCATTTTCCACGTAGGATTCAATCAGGTGGCCGTTGACCATCCGACTCTGGTAGCAGGTGGGGTTCCGGTCCGTGATTCCGGTGCCAGGGTCCCCCACGATTTCCCGGATGTCGGCGGCAAAAGCCATTCCCGTAATGCCGGCCACCAGGGCCAGGGTCATCGCCATAGCTTTCATATTCTTCATCGTGCATCTCTCCTTTTGGGTATAAAAATAGGGCAGCCAGTTTTCCGGTGCCCTTATGCAAAACTATTAAATTCAGGTATAAGAAAAGCCCGCTGCCGGAGCAGGGGGCTTTTCTTTTTATTGATTTTCTAAATATCTAGGGACATAGAAACATCCAGTAGCTCTTGACATTCTTCCACATCCCGGACAAGTGATTGACAAAGACATTGTCTCCTTCGTAAACTCAATTTCTAATTTATGCCCACATTCGGGGCACTTCAAATTATTTACGGTCTCTCTATCACCCGTAAATATAATTTTTTCGATTTTGTCCCACTTTTCCATAGTCCCACCTCTTTAACTTGATATTATTATACCATCTTTTTATTCACGCCCCTCTCAGTCCGGCCAACACAGCATCCGTAAAACCATCCATCAGATCATCCAGATCGGCGGCATTGTTGATGTCCCCGTAGTTATTGAACGTGGTGTTCATTTCCCGGCTGTCCGTGGATTCACTGGAGTTCGTAATGCCTTCGGCAATGCTGTCGAATACCGCCCGGTTGAGAGGCAGGGCCACTTCATCACCGGCATCCCCCAGAACCCCGACTAAAGGTCTGGTGAAATACCCACCTTTGGCATAATGGGGTGTCTTGTTTCCTGCACCGGCTGTCCCTGCTGCACTGTTGGTGGCGGCTGCTGCCATCCCAATGCCAACTGCCGCAGAAGTCCCTCCGGCCAAAAGGCCCGTGGCCACAGGCCCTGCAGACGGGTCGATGACCAGTTTCAGCCAGGCCGCGGGAGCCAGAGCTCCGGCGGCTGCCGTTCCCTGGGCGGCCGTCTTGGCGGCACTGGCCGCATTGAGCTTATCCCCGAAGAGAGCCGTCACCAGCATCCCGGAGAGCATCTGGGAGAAATAGCTGGCGATGGTCTTCAACATGGCCTTTCCCAGATCCAGGAAAGCATCCTTGGCGTTCTTGGCTCCGGTCAGGATATCCGTAAAGGCTGTCTCCAGGCCGCTTAAGGTGGTAGATGCCATGTCCGCAATGAGTTCCAGGGTTCCCATATGGGCATTCATATAGGCTTCCTGGTAGGTATCCATCAGGGATTTTTCCGCATCGATGTTGCTTTGCCGAAGGGCCATTTCTGCGGTAAGGGTTTCCTGCAGCATGGCCAGGGAGTTCTGGTTGTAGGCTTCATCCAGAGCCGCCTGGATGTCTTTCCCCTGGGCAAAGTAGGCATTCCGTTCTTCCATGTAGCTTTTGTAGGCCGCTGCCTTTTCCAGGTTGGCCTGTTTTTCAAAGGCGATTTCGTTGGCACTGGCCTGTTCGTAGGCGATGCCTTTTTCTTTCAGGGCATTCAGGAACACAGCCTTTTCACTGGCCGTCAGAGAAATGAAGTCTTGGGACAGCTTGGCGTACTTGTCATCAATGGAAGCCACCGCTTTTTCCATGTCGGACTGCATCTTCATGACTTCCTGTTCCTGTTTGGAACCGTAGAGAGTGATTTTCGCCGTCACCGCATCGAAGGACAGGTCCCGGGCCTTGTTCATCAGCTCTCTCGTTTTGGTCTGTTCTTCAGAAAGGGCATCCAGCCGCTTCTGGGCATACAGCTCTGCCAGACGAGTCTTATCCCGTTCATAGTTCTCATTGGCGGACCTGGATTTCTCCAGTTCGTCCGTTTCTTCCTTATACCACCGATCCACCAGAGCGCTTTTGGTCTGGAAGGTCCGGAACCATTCTTCTTCGATGCTCTTGCTGGTTTGGGCCGCCGCACTAGCCAGCTGGTCCGTACCTCCGGAGCTTCCGCCCCGTCCGCCACCACCGCCAGAACCACTGCCGCCTCCGCCTCCTCCTGAAGGAACCGGGATGTCTCCTCCCCTGCCCCGGAGGTTGCTAAAGTCCGGCAGCTTGAATTCCCGTTTAGCCGGAGCACTGCCACCCCCGCCATCTCCACCGCCTTCCCCGCCCATGGAACCCAGGGCATTATTGGTTTCCACGATTTTCTGGATCAGGCTGGAGAGCCAGCTGATGGCTTCGCTGACAAAGTTGGCAATGGTGGAAAGACCGCTGGAAGCCCAGGAGGGAAGAATGCTGTCAGCCATGTCGGACAGGATGCTTCCCACTTCATCGATACAGGACCCGATGCCCTCCACCAGGTACGTGAAAGCGTTCAAGATCCAGGTGACACATTCGCTAAGGACAGTGATGAAGTTCAGCACCCCGTTCACAACGGCCCCGATGATCTGCAGGGAGGCATAGAAGGCGGCTCCCATCACCGCAGCCACAAGAGTGAACACCGGTTCCAGGGCCTGGAGATGGGCGATAATGTTCTGGGCCGCTGCGCTGACCATTTCTTTCAGGGCATCCACGGCTCGGGTGACCGTTTCCATCTTGATGCCCATGGTCCCCAGCACATCTTCCACGGTCATCCCGCTTTTCCAGATGGCATAGAGAGCCGTGGCCACCGCTGCCGCTGCAGCAATGAAAGGAGCTGCCGCTGCTACCGCCGCCACAAAAGGAGCGGCCATCAGAGTCACTTTCGTCACAAAGAGCCCGATGGCCGGAATGGCGAGGCCGGTTAGGGTGGAAACAATGAGAAGAATCCCTGCCTGGAACTCAGGCGGGATGGCCGTCAGAAGGGCTTCCGTAAGCCCGGAAGACTGGACCGTGGCCGCAAAGTTCGTCAGCATATCCCCCAGGGTCTGAAAGATTCCCGTAAGGTTCAGGGCTTCTGCAATCTGGAGGCCTACCTGGGCGGCAGACTGTTCTAAGCCGTCCATCAAGGTGGACCAGGTGCCGCTGATGGTCTGACTCTGCTGATCCATCATGCCCCCGAAGGACTGCTCCATCCCGCTCACGAGGGCCGTGATGCCCGTTGCCGCGTCAATGGCTCCCTTAGACACCATGCTCATGGCTTCCGGCACAGACACCCCAATCTGGTCAGCCAGCATCTTCCAGGCCGGGATCCCCGTTTCGGTGAGCTGTATCATTTCGCCGGCCTGAACCTTGGACTTGGCGGCCATCTGGCCCAGGGCCAAGGTAATCCGGTTGATGCCTTCCGCCCCGAGGCCAACGCCAGCCGCCGCATCCCCTACTGCGGTAAGAGTCGGGATGACCTGCTCCGCAGAAAAGCCGAAAGCGATGAACTTCTGGGCCGCCTGGGACACCTGGCTGAATTCAAAAGGGGTCTTAGCTGCAAAGTCCTGCATCTTCCCCAGGAAATCCTGTGCTTTTTCCGCACTCCCCAGCATATTGGTGAAGGCAGTCTTGGTGCTCTGGAGGCTGGCCCCCGCTTTCACAGATGCCACCCCCAGTGCAGCCAGACCGGCCCCGATGCCTCCTAAGACGGCCAGAGATTTCTTGGACACGTCCAGGGCTTCGCTCCCAAAGGCGGACTTGATCTGCCGTTTGGTGGCATTGAGTTCTTTCCGGAGGTCGGAGGTATCCGCCCCAATCTTTACCAGAAGGTCAGCGATGGTCGCCATGTCCCTCATCTCCTTTCCGTCTGAATTCCTCGAAAAAGGCATCCCGCTCGGCTGCGATTTGGCTGCTGGTTTTCTTCGGCAGGAAGGGCTTCATCAGCTTCTCCGTCCGCACCGGTTTCCGGGTGTAGACGCTCATGAGGCAGGCCACCCAATAGGCGGTCTCCCATTTTTTCCGTTCCTCTGCCCTGACCCGGCACTCGGCCATCCGGTCCAGTTCCAGGGGAGTCAGAGCATAAAACTGAGCGGGCAGAAGGTGCAGCAGCCCATAGGCCACTTCTTCCGCCCACCGCAGCCAGTCATTGAAAGACGGGACTTCTTCCTGTCCCGCTGTCAGTTTTTTGGCTTTGCTTTTCCCTTGGCCGTTTCTTTACCCGGATCTTCTTCCGGAAAGATGGCGTAATACACTTCTTTCCCCAGGATGCCGGACCCAGCAATGGCTTTCACCACGGGCTGGATGAATTCTTCCATCTCGTGCCCCTCATCTATGAGTTCCTGCATCTTGTTGGCGTACCACTGGGGGTTCTTGATCCCGTGCTGCCGGAGGCCAATGGACAGAAGGGCCGTCAGGATTCCCAGGTTCAGTTCCTGGTTCCGGATAATGTCCCCGGCGCTTTTGCCCGTGATGTTTTCCACCTGGATCAGCCGGCCGATGTCGAAATACAGATACTGGCCGGGACCAAAGACTTCAAAGTCGATTTTCTTCATGGAATGTTACTCCTCCTCTCAGCCGCCAGTTACGGTCGCACCGTCCGCACTCTTCAGATCGCTTAAGGGGCCGTCCCCGGAAATGGTCCCGGACAGGGTAGCCACGTCATCATGAGGGGTGGACAGGCTGCATTCCGTCACAGAGCCCCAGCCGGTCACATAGCTTTTGTCCGGATACTCGAATTTAATGTGGACCTGCTTTCCTGCAAGGAAAGAGGCTTCCAGAAATTTAGCCCCCTTGTCTCCGGCCAGATACACAGATTCCAGGTCCAGGGACCAGTTCCGCAGGCCGGGGATGGTAGATTTCCATCCGCTGGACGTTTTGCTGCTGGCGTCGATTCCGTCCGCCTGCCGGGTCAGGTCACCGCTCCGCTGGCCCCCGAGTAGCAGCCAGGTGGGATTGGTGTCGGATTCTCCCGCGTTCAGATAAATAAGGTAATCCTTGCCGGCAGTGGCCGTGTTGGAGGCTTCGCTCCGGCTGGGAAACGTTGTAGTTGCCATATTATTCCTCCTTATGGATGTTCTGGATGAGGACTTCCAGGGTGATCACCCCGCTGTAGCCGGTCTCATCCTCCGGGTAGGTTTCGTAGAAATCCACCCCCTGGGCGGAGACATAGAACTCTTCTTCCGAAAGGTCCAGCTGCTCCATGCCGAACAGGTTGATCAGTTTCTCCGCCAGGGTGTTGATTTCGTACCGGCCCTTGTAGCTGCTGTAAATGTGGATATGGGCCGAAAGATGGGTCATATCCTCGGTCTTGGTGGACTTATCCTGGACCGTCATGGTTCCCAGGGTAATAAACGGCAGAACCGCTTCCTGAGGGACATAGTCATAGACGGCCAGTCCTGTATGGTTTCTGAGAAAGGCCACCAGGGCCTTATGTACGGCGTTATTGGGTAATCTCTTCATGGTTCCTGGATCGCTTTCTTTACATCACGGATCAGCTGGGGTTCTACATAGTCATAAGCCGGCTTGAAGAAAGGCTTCCCCGCCTGGGCCGGGATCCGGGACCGTTTCGTAAAGACAGGGCCGCCCCGGAAGAACCGGAGAGCCTTTTTCTTCTTAGGTCTTACCGTATGGGCCCAGCTGCCAAATTCCACCAGATGGGCATAGGGTACGTTGCTGTACACCTGACCTTCCAGCTTCACCGTGGAAAACCGGGTCTTGATGGATTTCTTCAGTTTCCCCGACCAGACCGGGACCCGCTGCCGGGCTTCCCGGGCTACCGCATTTGTGCCGTTTTTCAGGGCCGCTTCCACCCGAAGCCGCGTCTTCCCGTCCCAGGCAGCAATCTGCCGGACAGCCTTGCTCAGTTCCCCTTCCGGGACTTTCACCGTAAAGAAAGGCACTTCCTACACCCCCTGTTCATACCGGTGGACGATTAGCGTGGTGCTGTCCCGGTATGTATTGTCCACCGTCTCGATTTCGTAGAGTTCTTCCAAAAGCCGAAGCCGCCACCCTCTCCGGATGTCCTTCCGGGGCCGGATCTTGAGCCGCAGCTGCTCCCGGCTCATGGGCGTCCCCTGGGCCTCCTGCTCGGCGTAGTTGGTCTGGATCACCTGGGCCCAGATTTTTCCTTGTTCTTCATAGTCTGTATGAAAGCCTCCGTATCCATCTTCGGAAGGGATAGGTCTAAGAAGGGTGATCCGTTTGTCCATCTTCCCGATTTTCATCAGAAGGCTTCCTTTCTTTCCCCAAACAAAAGAGAGCGCAGGGTGAGAAGCAGATTGTGGTAATCTGCATCTTCCCTGTGCTCATAGAGATAGGCCACGGAAAAAAGGACGGCCATTTTATAGGCCGCCGTTTCTTCCGGTTCTTCTTTCCGCAAGGTATCCAGGCAAAGCCGCTCGGAAGAAGCGATGAGACGGGTAATGAGGTCGTCCTCCTCGTTTCCGTCTATCCGGAGATAGGTTTTGGCTTCATCAAGCGTTATGAGTCCCGTCACTGCCATGCTCATCACTTCCCTCCAAAATGGTCATCAGCCGGCCTGGATTTCCAGGACTTTCACGGTTTCCGGCAGGATCAGGCGGCCGTCCACCCGTTCGCTGGCCAGGAACCCGATCTGCCCATTGGCGGCGTAGAGTTCGCTGAGCCGCTTGAACTTCCGGCCCTGACGGTCGGCGATCCAGTAGTAGGAATAGTCCCCCAGGGCAATGACCTTATTCCCCGCAGCCAGTTCCGGCACAAAGCTGGATGTGCGGTACGGCAGGCTGAGGATCCGGTCCGGCTGACCCACCTGGACAGAAGGCTGCCAGATATAGTTCCCGTTGTTGTCCTTCAGTTTCCGGATGGCCTTCACCGTGGAATCGTTCAGAATCCAGGAGGCATTTCTCCGATAGGGAGTACGGAGACTGTGGTACAAGTCCATCATGTCATCGAAGGTGATGGCGGTCTTTCCGGCGGTCACCCCTACTTCTGCTCCCTGGAATACCCCCAGGGGCTTATGCTGGCCATCCCCCACCAGGAAGGCTTCTTCTTCCTTGGTCCCGATGCGTCTGGCAAATTCCTGGGTGATGTAGCTTTCCAGGTCGAAGACACTGTCGTTCATCAGTTCTTCGGACACCCGGATGGCGGTTCCCAGCTTATGAGCGCCCAGGTTCACCTGGCTGAAGGTGTCATCGCTTTCCGGATAGGCGCTGCCTTCTTCCATCCAGGCCGCTTCCCCGTGACTTGCCACGACCGGAATGGTGTGGTCCCCGGAAGAAGTGCGGATGGTGTGGGCCAGGCTGCGGAAGAAGTTTTCTTCCTGGAGGGCCGCCACCAGAGTGCGTTCGTATTCATCCGGGACCAGGTACCCGCCTTCGGGATCGGAGCCGATGGTCAGGGTGTCCTTGATTTCCTGGATATTGCCCTTCCCCCGGAAAGCCTGCCAGAACGCTTTGGTATAGGCGTCACTGGCCCGTCCCACTTTGGTGTCAGGCTTCAGGTTACCGGCACCGGGGGTGCCTTTCAGGGCCTTGTCGATGGTCTTATTCATTTCATCATCGATATTCCGCTGGCGCTCCAGCCGTTCGATTTCTTTCCCCAGGGCCACCACTTTTTCTTCCATCCGGTCATAGACGGCACTGTCTTCCGCAGAGACCATGCCGTCCTTGTCCCGGTGGGATTCCAGGAAAGCCTTGGCCATTTCCCAGGTGTTGGCTCTTTCTTCTCTCAGTTTCAGGATCTGATTCATGGATATTCCTCCTTAATGCACAAGAAGGCCCAGCCGCTTCATGAGTTTATCTGCGGGGACCTTGTTGGATACAGGTTCTTTTGTTTTTTGATTGATGGACAACTTGGTTAGCAGGGAGTTGGTCACTGCCGCCCGGCTGAACAGCATGGCATCAACATCCAGATTCTCTTCTGGATGTTCTTCCGTATAGAGGATGGAATCCGCAAACCCCAGCTCCACGGCCTTCTTGGCGTTGAACCAGGATTCTGCGTCCATCAGCTTGGAAATTTTGTTCCGGGACAGGCCGGTCTTGATTTCATAGGCGTTCACGATGCTTTCCTTCACTTCCGCCAGCATATCGATGGCCTTCTGCATCTCCTTGCTGTCTCCGATGGCTACGGTGATGGGGTTGTGGATCATCATCATGGCCACAGGGGACATTTCCACCTGGCTTCCGGCCATGGCAATGACACTGGCTGCAGAGGCTGCCAGCCCGTCAATCTTTACGGTCACCTTCCCAGGATAGTCCATCAGCATGTTGTAGATCTGAGCCGCCGCGAACACATCGCCCCCGGGAGAATTGATCCAGAGGGTGATATCCCCGCTGCCGGCCATGAGCTCATCCTTGAACATTTTAGGGGTCACTTCATCCCCGAACCAGGTTTCATCGGAGATTTCCCCGGTAAGATACAGAGTGCGGACCTCCTCACCTTCGTTCTTCACCCAGTTCCAAAATTTACGTTTCATTGGTTCCCTCCTTGCTGCCAGTTCCTGCAAAAAGGCCGGCATCCTTCAGTTTTGTCATGTTCCCGTTAATGAGATACAGGTCCCCGCCCTCTTCTTCCGGAATCCGGTTCATGTTTTCCAGTTCCCGGATGTCGTTGGCAGAGAGCCACCCGTTCTGCCTTCCTACAGCATAGCCGTTCATCCGGCTTTCGTAGTCGCCCCGTAGCAGCCCGTCCACGTTGAAGTGGATCTCATACTGGGTCCGTTCTTCCGGTGTCAGGAGTGCCTGACTCATGGCCTGTTCCCACCGGGACACCCAGGGCCCCAGGGTGTATTTCACAAATTCCAGGGACTGCTGCTCGATGTTGGAAAAGGTGGATTTCTCCAGATCCCCGATCATATGGGGCGGTACCCGGAAGATCCGGGCGATTTCATCGATCTGGAATTTCCTCGTCTCCAGGAACTGGGCCTGGTCCGGAGAGATCCCGATGGGGGAATACTTCATGCCTTCTTCCAGGACGGCCACCTTCCCTGCATTACTGCTGCCCCCGAACTGGGACTGCCAGGCTTCCCGGACTCTCTGGGGGTCCTTGATGGTCCCCGGATGCTCCAGGACGCCGCTGGGAGAAGCCCCATTGGCGAAGAACTTCGCCCCGAACTCCTCGCAGGCGATGGCCATGCCGATGGCGTTCTTGGCCATGGCGATGGGAGAATACCCTACCAGGCCATCAAACCCCAGGCCGGGAATGTGCATCACATTCTCCTTCCGGAGCCGGACCGTGCCGTATTCTTTGATTTTGGGATTTTCGTCCGTGGCCTTGGTGTACAGGTAGTAGATTTCTCCGTCCCCATCCCGGCACACTTCCATCCTATCCGGCATCAGGGGATACAGAGCTACCACCTGCCCCCGGCCATTTCGGATGATCTGGGCGAAGGCATTCCCCCACAGAAGAAGGTGGGTCATAAGGGTCTCCCGGAACACGAAGCTGGTCATCTCCGGGTTGGGGGCATCATGGAGAAGCCCCGCCAGGGGATGCTGGAAATCCCGAACTTTTCCGTTTCCCTCCCGGTTGTACCGGAAGAGATGGAGGGGCAAGCCTGCGATGGATTCGGAAAGGACCCGGACGCAGGCATAGACCGCCGTCATCTGCATGGCGGACCGCTCATTGACGGCTTTTCCGGAAGAAGAACCTCCAAAGAAGAACCAGTGCCCGCCTCCCAGCAGACTGTTCCTGGGTTTGTCCCTGGATTTAAAGAGTTTGGAAAATAGGTTCATAGGAGTTCCTTTCTATACAAAAAGCAGTCCCCGGGAATCGTAGACGCTTTCATGGGCATTGTTCCCGCACCGGATGGCCCGGTCCAGGCCCATGATGGTGGCAATGGCTCCATCGATTTTCTCCGTGGACTTTTCCTTGTCCGCCTTGATATTTCCGGCAGGATCTCTCCGGATGTAGATGTTATCCATCATCCATCGAAGGACTGGATGCCCTCCATGAGCAATCCGCTGCTCCAGCGTGAGCTTCATAAGCTCCTTGGTAGGAGGGCTCATGTCCTTGAATCCTTGTCCGAAGGGGACCACGGTAAAGCCCATCCCCTCAAGGTTCTGGACCATCTGTACCGCGCCCCACCGGTCAAAGGCGATTTCCTGGATATTGAACCGTTCACCCAGCTTCTCGATGAACTTTTCAATATACCCGTAGTGGATGACATTGCCTTCGGTTGTCTGGATGAATCCCTGCTGGGCCCAGATGTCATACATCACATGGTCCCGCTTTACCCGAAGGGGCAGGGTTTCTTCCGGCAGCCAGAAGTACGGCAGGATGCAATACTTGTCCTGGTCATCCAAAGGAGGGAACACCAGCACGAAGGCTGTGATGTCCGTGGTACTGGAAAGGTCCAGGCCGCCGTAGCAGATCCGTCCCTCCAGATCTTCCTCCCGTACCGGGAAAGCACAGGCATCCCACTTGTCCATAGGCATCCACCGAACAGACTGCTTCACCCATTGGTTCAGCCGCAGCTGACGGAACACATTCTCTTCGCTGGGTGTCTCTTTGGCCGATTCACAGGCCGCCTTCACTTTGTCGATTCCTACCGTGATTCCAAGGGATGGGTTGGCTTTCTTCCACACTTTCGGGTCGGTCCAGTCATCCTGTTCCCCAGCCCCGTAGATAACAGGATAGAACGTGGGGTCATGCTTCCGACCTTCCAGGATGTCCATAGCCTTCTGGTGAACTTCGTAGCAGATGCTGTGAGTATCCGTCCCGGCTGTGGTGATGAGAAAGTACAGGGGCTGCATCCGGGCATCCCCGGAGCCTTTGGTCATCACATCGAACAATTCCCGATTGGGCTGGGTGTGGAGTTCATCAAAGACCACACCGTGGATGTTGAACCCATGCTTGGAGTAGGCTTCTGCCGAAAGGACCTGGTAGAAACTGTTGGTGGGCCGGAATACCATCCGTTTCTGGGAGGACAGGATCTTGACCCGCTTGCTGAGGGCCGGACACATCCGAACCATGTCCGCCGCCACTTCAAATACGATAGAAGCCTGCTGCCGGTCTGCCGCACAGCCATAGACCTCCGCCCCTTCTTCCCCGTCCCCACAACAGAGAAGGAGCGCCACCGCAGCCGCCAGCTCACTTTTTCCCTGTTTTTTGGGGATTTCAATGTAGGCGGTGTTGAACTGCCGATAGCCGTTGGGCTTTATGGTGCCGAACAGGTCCCGGATGATCTGCTCCTGCCAGTCGATGAGCTCGAAGGGATGGCCCGCCCAGGTTCCCTTGGTGTGGCACAAGCTCTCGATAAAGGCCACAGCATAATCCGCCAGTTCCTTGTTGTAGGTAGACGTTTTGGCCTTGAATTTTGTCGGCTTGTATTTTTTGAGTTTCCGCATATGTCTGATTTCCCACTTCCTTTACAATTAGATTCAGTCATACACGACTTGTGGTCCGTATAGCTACATAAATTACTGATTTACAAACGCTCTTTTTCCTCGGTAAAATATAGGTATACTAGCTAATCTCAAAAAAGGATGTGAGTGTGTATGAAAAAAATACATATTAATAAAAATACGGTGCAAGAAACATTAATTATCCCCCTCTATGCCAGAAAATTAGGCAATGAGCTCTTTCCTCACATCCTCCAAGACCCTTATGTCGATAAAATAACCTCTCAATTGGATTATGATTTTTCCATACTTGATAAAAAGAAATATTCTTTTGCTTGGAAGTTTGGCTCCTTGGAAGGCATTCTCCGTAGCAAAGATATTCTTTGCGAAATGCAGGAATATTTATCTTGCCACCCAGATGCGTCTATCGTAAATATGGGATGCGGGCTTGATCAAACACCACTCCTTAAAGATAATGGGAAGATGAAGTTGTACAATATTGATAGAGATGATGTTATTGCCATACGAAACGACATCCTTCCGAGTAATGATAGAGAAGTCAATATTGCCGCCGATTTAAACAGTGATAATTGGATTGAATGTCTTGATGCATCCCGTGGAATTTTTCTATTTGCTATCGGAGTGTTTATGTACTTCAAAGAAGAAGATGTTCGTCGCATTATCTTAAGAGTAAAGGATGCCTTTCCTCATGGTTGCCTTGTTTTTGACACCGTTGGCAAACTTGCCATAAAAATATTGATGAAGAAAACACTTAAACAAATGGGAATATACGGAATAAATGGTATGTTTTACTGCAACAACCCACTCAAGGATTTAACATGGGATAAGGATATCAATGTATCCGTCCGAAAATATCTTACAGGCTATGTTGATCTGAAGCAAGAGGGCGTTCCGCCACATTTAAGAGGTATGGCCTACCTTTTCGACTGGTTATTCAGAATGAATATCTGCAAAATGGTCTGGTAACCAATTTTTTCAAGACGAAATAACGCCTCGTTCATCATAGACGCATATCGGCCCATTGCTTTCGCGGTGTTCCATCGTAATGATGGTTAGCTGGGTTCCGTCTTTTTAGGAATTTCTACTTTTGGTTCTTAAATCTTTTAAACTTGTATTTTTTTTGAAATTTCTCATTGGCGTTCCCCATCTTTTTTTTATAAATTAGGCAGAAGAGAAGGAGCCCACGGGGCTCCTTCTTTTGATTTTCCCTGCTCCTCAAAGGCTGAAGATGAAGGCGGGAATTCTTTCGTATTCGTTGCTCATGAATTTCTGGCCGGATCCGTAGATTTCGGTCATCCCTTTGAGGCTGCAGCCCAACTGGGTGAATTCCCAGGCAACCTGGACGGCGCTGGACCAGGTGGAGGAAAAGGTGAATTCTTTCACCCCGAATTCCCGGAACACCTGAAGGATCTTTTTCGGTTCCCGGTAGGTTCCGGAAAGGTCCAGAAGGCTGTTGCCGTGCTTTTTCATGTCGCTGTAAAGCCGCATCATGTTCCCGAAGTCTTCCCCTTCTGCCTGGACTTTCTTCACCAGTACTTGGTAGGCATCCCGGCAGGCCTGCATGGTCTGGGCATCCTCGGCCTTTTCTGCTGCATCGAACTTCTTTTCCAGTTCCTCGCTGCGCCCGTAGAATCTTTCAATGCTTTCCATCTTTGTCATTTTGTTTTCCTCCTTATGGTTGTGTGCTTTGCCTTTTGGCATGTACATATATCACTCTAAAGGCAGATAATAGCAAGCAAATTCTGTGTATTTATGCATTTTTTCTGGAACAGGGGCCTTTGATTGGCCCCTGTTCTTCCCCTGTTTTACCGGAACTCGACGGTCAGCATTCCGTTTCCCATCCACCAGGTGCTTTCTTCATTCGGGTCTTCCAAAAAGGCTTCCTTGGCCTCCCGGATCATTTTGTTCACATCGGCCTCGCCGTACATTTCACAGGCTGCTTTCTTGCTGATTTTCTTGGCGTCCAGGGTAATGATCGTTCTCATAGGTATTTCCTCGCTTTCATGTGCTTTTTGCTTTTGGGGGGCTGTCCCCTTGGCATGTCTATTAATCACTCTAAAGGCACATAATAGCAAGCAAATTCTGTGTATTTATGCAAGTATACAAGAAAGAGGAACAGGGCCTTACGGCCCCTTCCCCTGCCTGTGGCTACCGCCTTCAGGCGGCGTTTCTCCAGGCAGAATTCCCGTTGAGGTGTTTCAGCATGTGCAGCCGGCAGGTCTTGAATTCTTCCCCGATGAGTCCCAGCCGGAGCATCCAGCACCGGAAGGCGTATTTCTCGTTGTCTGTTTCCGTCTTTCTGGCGGAGGCTTTCTTCTGAGTCAGAGCCTGATGGGCCACCGCCAGGCAGAACTGGATGTATGCCTTGATTTCCCCGGCGTGGAGGGTGCCGTTGAAAAGCCGGAATTCCACCGTCCCTTTGGTGAAGGTGGCGTGGAGGTTGAGTCCGTGGTACCGGCTGTTGTTGTAATGGGCATCCCGGCCGTAGGGGGCCTGAATGTACCAGGTATCGGCAAATTCTGTCATGGTCTGGGGCTGCTTTTTATTCAGTTCCCGGAGAAAGGTTTCATCCGTCTTCTGGCAGTATCTAGCTTCCCGGAGGGCGTCAATCTGAAGGGCATGGTAGCTCATGTCTTCCTTGCTGGCCACCAGGTTCACCAGGTTCCGCAGGGTTTTCGGGGTGAACTTCTCGGCTCCCACATGGATGTGGATCCCGCAGGAGGTGTTCACCAGAGCCCCGGCTTTTCTCAGGGTCCGCACTAGTTCCTGCAGCTTCGGGATGTCGTCGTAAGAAAGGATGGGGCTTACCACTTCCGTCCGGTAGTCCCGGGTGGCGCCTTCGATCTGGCCTCCCACCTTTCTCTGAGGCCGGATGCTGGAGTCGCTCATGGCTTTCCAGGTCCGATCCTGGTCATCCAGGGCGGTGTAGGTATCGTAGGATCCGCCTTCATAGGTGCCCCGTCCTGTTCCGAAGAAACCGGCCATCAGGTTGGCAGCCTGTTCTCTCGTAATCCCAGTCATTTCCATTTCAATCCCGAAGTGCAGTGTTTTCATCATTCTCGTCATCCTTTCGCTAGGTTTGTGTGTTCTTTGACATGTGTATATATCGCTCTAAACGCACAGAATAGCAAGAGATTTCGAGAATAATTATTAATTATTTCGTGTCTTTATTCAGTTTTTGAACCTCATCCACCCCGTGGATCACATTGAGGTGGAATCCGTTGTCCCAATCCACCAGGAGGGACCCCATATCATCCACGCCGGTCACCGTGCCTTTCGTCCCCAAAGGCGGTGCCTGGGGATCGTCCATCCGGGTAAGGCGTACCCGGGTTCCGGGAGGGTATTCCTGCTGGAGAAATTCCAGCAGCTCTTTATTGGGAAACCGCATCTTTTTTCCCTCCGTTCCGGAATGCCGCCGACCCGCTGAGCTTTTCCAGCAGGATCTTCCGGCAGTCCTTGTATTCCTTCCCGATGAAGCCCAACCGCAGGAGGAAACACCGGAAGGCGTATTTCTCGTTGGGGACTTCATGTTCTTTGGCCGTGACCCGTTTGGCGTTCTTGGCGAACTGGCACAGGGCCGTCACCAGTCTGGAGTAGGCCTGGACCTTGGCGCTGTCGGCTTCGTGGAACCAAGGGAAGTTGATTTTCCCTTCGCTGCGGATGATGGTCAGGTCATCCGTCCCCAGGGCCTTTTTGAAAAGGCCGGCTTTAGAGGCCACCAGGTTCTGGAGTTTCTCGAAGTCTTCTTCCGTGAAATCGTCCGGAAGGGAAATGGTGAGGGTGTCGACTTTCTCCGGAGCTGTTTCAGGTTCCGTCACTTCTTCCGGTTCAGCCGTTTCCTGGGAAGGTTCTGGTTCCGGATTTTCTACCGGTGCTGCCTGTTCTGCATCCGGTTCTTCCACAGCCGTTTCTTCCGGCTTGATTCCTTTAGCTTCCAGTTCTTTTACCACCTTCTGGAACAACTCTCCGTCCTCACATTCCATGGCGCCGTTCTTCCACACCATGATGCTGCCAATCTGGTAAGCCTTGGTGGGAAGGCAAAGGTATTTTGCCTTTTCTCCCGTAATGGCGCTGATGGCCTGCACCAGCTCTTTTCTCGCTGCACCTTGTCTGTTGTATTCGACCTTCATGATTGATACCTCCTTAGGGTATTTTGGTACTGTTATTAATCACTCTAAAGGCGAATAATAGCAAGCAAAATGTAGCCCTTTTTGTTCTTTATTTTTCTTCCATCGCTACTTCCTGATAGGTGTACTGTTTCCCATTTCGCAGGACGGTCACGCTGTCCTGCTCCCCTTCGTGGGAAGCCAGGTACCGCTTCACCGCTACATCCACGAACTTGGGTTCCAGTTCCACCCCGTAGCAGATCCGGCCCAGCTGGTCGCAGGCCATAAGGGTGGAAGCCGATCCCAGGAACCCATCCAAGACCACTCCGTTGATCTGGCTGCTCAGTTTAATCAGGTAAGCCAGCATGAGTACGGGCTTACTGGAAGGATGGCCAAAACCGTCTTCTTTGCTGTTCTTGATGCCGTCAAACTCAAAGACCGCTTTCTGCTTCTGGTCCCCGTACCAGTTATGTTTCCCGTCTTTCCGCCACCCAAAGATAATGGGTTCCATGTTGAACTTCCAATCCGTCCGCATAAACGGAGCTTTGTGCTTCTTCCAAATCAGTCCGGCCCCCACTTTAAATCCTGCGTCTTCAAAGGCATCGTAAAAGACCCGAGCCTTCATGGTGGCATAGAACACATAGATGGAAGCGTCCTGGGCCATGGCATCATGGAAACAGGAGAATGCCTTTTTCAGGAATTCGTACCCTTCCTGGTCGTTCAGATCATCATTTTTGATCTTTCCAGAAGTGCTCCGGAGATTCACCAGGTACGGAGGATCCGTTAGGACCAGATTGGGCTTAACCCCGTCCAGAAGTTTTTCATAGGTTTCCGGTTTGGTGGAATCTCCGCAAAGGACCCGATGCTTGCCCAGTTGCCAGATGTCCCCCGCTTTGGAGAAAACCGGTTTCTGCAGTTCTTCTTCCACATCGAAGTCATCTTCCTTGGCTTCCGTTTCTTCGTCAAAGATGTGAGCGATTTCGTCTTCGTTAAAACCGGTAAGGCTTACATCGAAGTCGACTCCCTGGAGGGATTCGATTTCCACCCGCAGCATTTCTTCGTCCCACCCGGCATCCAGGGCCATCCGGTTGTCGGCCAGGATGTAGGCTTTCTTCTGGGCTTCGGTGAGATAGTCCACCAGGACGCAGGGCACTTCCCGGATGCCTTCCTCCCGGGCCGCCATCACCCTGCCGTGGCCGGCGATGATGTTCTTATCCCTGTCGATGATCACAGGGTTGATGAACCCGAACTCCCGCAGGCTGGCCCGGAGCTTGTTGATCTGTTCCGGGGAATGGGTCCGGGCATTGTTTACATACGGGATCAGCTCATCGATGGGGATGAGCTTCATCTCCTTGGTCGTTTTTTCCATACTTTCCTCCCTTTATACCTTTCGAGACCGCAGGAGCCGCTCCATTACGTCATCCTGGGGCGTGTTCCCAGAGAACTCCACGGAGCAGTTTTCCTTCACCACCTGGTAGATCTGGTACCAGATCTGGTTCACCTGCTTCATGTAGTTCTGGCTCATGGTCACGTAGGGGGATGCGATGGCGGCATTGGTGGTGGGGTGCTTGGCCAGGAAGCCGTATTCCGAGATGGCGTGTTCGCACTGGATCCACCGGGAGACGGCCATGGCGTACTGGCTGATGAGCTGGGGACTCACCAGCTTTTCGCAGTGCCGGGCCTTGAGCCACAGCCAGGTTTCCCGGTAGATTTCTTCGGCTTCCAGTTTCCCGCCGTTCCGCTGTTTCTCTTTCATGTAGGCTTTGGGTTCCGGCATGTCTTCTCCGGAAAGGTCCGCCCCTTCAGGCAGGTCCATCACCTTAAGGGGCCGCTTTCCCGGATTGTCCGGCAGTTTATCCAGGAGGGCCCTGGGTTTCCGGCCCTGGCCGACCCTCAGGCCCCCTCGCATGGTTCCGTCTTTGGCTATTTTTCACACCCCCTTTTTCACTGGGTCAATACCCTTTTTGAATACGCGTTTTTTGCGCGCGTGGCCCCTCGCCCGTTCTGGCTTTCCGGGCTTCCAGAGATTCATACACCCCCTGGGTATACTACTTTGTTTCAGATTTATCATTCTGATAGTCCATTTTTTCTTGTGACTTTTTGGTGCCACCGATCTCCTCTTTGGGCATGAATCCTTGCGTGACAGGCTTTGCACAGGGCAATCAGGTTATTCCAAGCATGGGTCCCGCCTTCCGCCAGAGGCTTCTTGTGGTGAACTTCTTCCGCCACCACGTACCGGCCATTCTTCAGACATACTTCGCAGAGAGGATGGCTGGCCACGTAAGCATCCCGGATCTTTTTCCAGGTCCTGCCGTACCGTTTCTTTGTTGCCGGACTACGCTCATACTTTTCGTACCGCTTGGCGATGATCTTCTGGTGCTTCTCACAGTACCGCCCATCCGTCAGGTTCGGGCAGCCCGGGTAAGAACAAGGTCTCTTAGGTTTTCTCGGCACAGCTGCCACCTCCTTTCGGGCATGAAAAAAGCCCTGCAGATTTCTCTGCAAGGATTCTCTTTATTCCCTTTTCTCGTGAGTTTATCATACCACGAAGGGGCTATTGAATTCTAGTGTGTATCTACTGCATTTTCCTGCAATTCACTGCACGCCTCTAAAATTTTTTCAACGGATGCCATCCCTTCCCCATGGACTGTGTATACCCACCGGATTCCTTTGCCCATGCTCCGGGCAATATCCTCCCAGGCATCGAAATGAATGTACCGGTCCCGAAGGACCAACCGCTGGGCTTCATCCTCCACTCGGTCAATGACCTGGCCGATTTCATACTTCAGATCCACCAGCCGGTCCACTTCCCGGTTGATCTCTTGCTCCCTCTCCCAGATCTTTTCAAGGGTCCGGACAAAGGGTGCTTCTGTAGGCCGGTTGGGGTTGTGGCTTTCTTCCAGCCCGGCTGCAGAGATTCCCAGGCAAAGGTGCCGCAATTCGGCTACTTCCCGCAGGTTGCTCTCTATTTTTTTATCCAGGTAGAATCCCTGTTGCAAATACTCTTTGGCGTTCATGCTTTTCCCTCCAAATCCGCCTTGACAGCTTCAATCAATGCCGCTTGAGAACTGTCTTTCTTTTCCAGAGCTATCAGGATCCGTTCGTCAATGGTGCCCTTGGTCACAATGTGCTGGACAATCACCGTCCGGCTTTCCTGTCCCTGCCGCCAGAGCCTGGCCACCGTTTGCTGGTACAGTTCCAAACTCCAGGTGAGCCCGAACCAGATCAGGATGGACCCACCCTGCTGCAGGTTGAGGCCATGCCCGGCAGAAGCCGGATGAATGAGGGCTACCGGAATCTTCCCGGCATTCCAGTCTGCAAAATCCTGGGATGACTTCAGTTCTCTGGCTTCCATCCGCTGACAGATCCGTTCCTTGTCATGCCGGAACCAATAGGCCACTAGCACCGGCCGGCCATTGGCACTTTCTACCAGATCTTCCAGGGCATCCAACTTTTGGTCGTGAAGATGGATGGTTTTCCCGTCATCGGTGTAGATAGCTCCATTAGCCATCTGGGCCAGCTTCAGGGTAAGGGAGGCCGCGTTGGCCGCCGTCACTTCCCCACCTGGCAATTCCATCACCAGAGACTTTTTGAAGTCATGATACCGCTTCCGTTCTTCCTCTGAAAGATTCACTTCGGTCCGGACGCTCACCAGGTCCGGCATCTTCAGGTAGTCCGTGGCCTTCATAGAGACGGTGATATCCGAAATCTTCCGGTAGATAGCTTCTTCCGCTCCTGGCAGGGGCTTGTAGGAAAAGACCACCATTCCATTCCGCTTATCCGGCTGAAAGTAGGTGTTCCGGTACTGGCTGATGTACTTTCCCAACCGCTCTCCCATATCCAGGAGCCTAAATTCTGCCCACAGGTCCATAAGCCCATTGCCGCTGGGAGTTCCCGTAAGACCCACGATCCGTTTCACCTTAGGCCGCAGGGCCTTCATGGCTTTGAATCGTTGGGATTGCTGGTTCTTGAAACTGGACAACTCGTCCAGGACCACCATATCAAAATCCAGCCGGCAGTTTTTCCAAAGCCACACCAGATTTTCCCGGTTCACAATGTAAATCTCCGCCGGTTTCTGGAGAGCCCGTCTTCGTTCCGTCACAGTCCCCACCACGATACTGCAGGTGAGATCTTTCAAGTGGTCCCATTTCCGAATCTCCTCCGGCCAAGTGTCCCGGGCTACCCGGAGAGGTGCTACAACCAACACCCGGTGAACTTCGAAGGAATCGTACATCAGGTCCCGGATGGCAGTCAGGGTGGTCACTGTCTTGCCTAACCTAAGCCCATATCCAGCAGGAGCGCTGTCACCGGGTGGCTTTTGATGTACTCGATGGCATATGTCTGATACTCGTGGGGTATGAACTTCATTGGGCCTCACCTCCTTTCCCATCCTGAGCGTGAGTGATTTGATCCAGGATGACTGGTATTTTATCCGAATGGTCCAGAACAAACACCGGAAATCCCATCTCTCGAAGCATGGCATGCCGGCTTTTTTGCAGCGGCCTTGGCTTCTCTCCTGGTGCCTTCACTTCCACAAATCCCATCACCTGATGGGGCAAGAGGACCAATCGGTCCGGCATGCCGGAAAAGGAGGGAGAAACAAACTTTAGAGCCACACCGCCCCGTTTCCGGGTTTCCTTCACAAGTTTCAATTCCAGGGTACGTTCCCGCAACTTTCATCACCTCGATGTTTTCCCCGGTGTCACTCTATGACGGTCTATTCTTAAACTTTCTCTATAGGCTTTTTTTCATTTTTTCAGTCCTAAAGGAGAATTATAGGAGAGACTGTCATTGAGTGACACCATGGCTTTTTATTCCAAAAAATCACTTGCTTTTAACTGCAATCCGGTAACAAACCGCCCCACTTTGGTACGCCTACGTGCAAAGCCTGCATTTTCCAGGGCAGCATAAAAATCGGACGTACTCCGGGTGTATTCATTCATCTGTTGACAGTACGCCCGATAAGCTCCATACAGCTCCCCGGATTTTTCTTGGAAACTAGGCGCCAGTTCGCAGCAGTCGTCCAGGAAATGATGGAGCCAATCATTCTGTCCCCGATATTTTTCAATGGCCTCCCGGACACATTGAGGAGGATCCAGATGGTAGTCCTTCTCGATGACTCTCTGGGCCCCTTCAATGATCCATTGGAGGATGGCCGGGCCGGCTTTCTCCACAAGGTAGTCCGTGTAGTTTTTCACTTCACTTTTCCCGGTAAATTGTGCCGTAAACGGAATGACGATCAGCCTGCGCCAGGTCCCTTCGTCGCTTGCTCCCACCCTGGGCAGGTGGTTGGTATAGAGAACGATGGTATGGGAGGGGACAAATTGGAAGGGCGCCTTGTATTTTTTCTCTCCGCCCACTTCATCGGTGGAACAGATTTGCTTCAACACAGAAGTAGAAAGCCGCACCCCTTCTTCCATTTCTGCCGCGATCACCATCCGTTTTCCCTTGAGTTCTGCCATTTCCGGCCGGATATTTCGCTTGCCGTTGGCGGTCAGGGCGTCTGCCGAGATGCCACCGCAGTAGGTCCCCAATACCCGGGCAATGGAATTCCAGTATGTAGATTTCCCGTTCCGCCCATCCCCATAGGCAATCACCAGAGCTTCCACATACACTTTCCCAATGGCCATGAGCCCGCTGATTTTCTGGGCATATTGAATCAGGTCCTGGTCATGGGTGAAGAATGCCCCCAAGGCTTTTTCCCAAATTTCCCGGCCTGCATCCCCCGGATCCACAGCCGTACACTTGGTCATGAAATCTTCTGCCCGGTGTTCCCGGCCGCCTTTCATCCCTTGCCGCAGGTCATAGGTGGCCGAAGGGGTATTCAGAAGAAATTCATCAGCATCCAGGGACTGGATGGGGAGCAGGATCATGGGTTTCAGAGCCTGGAGTGCCGACAGGATATACCGGATATCCCGTCGCTTCATCACAAAGGTTCGGTAGGCTTCTGCAGCTAGATACCCTGCATAGGCCTTCTGCTGGCCCACTTCAATGATCTTTTCCAGGGGCCTTCCACCTTTCCGGACTACCTCTTGAGGCAGCCCCAGCTGGACCAGTTCCCGAACAGCCTGTTCCCCTTGGTCCGTTGCATCGGCCAGCTGTAAATCAAGAAATTCTTCCACTGCCCCCACAGCTGCCTGCCGGGATTCCATCCAATACACCCCGTTATACCGGATAAAGTCAGCTTCTTCCGTATACCGCAGTTCATTGCCGTATTCCCGCAGGAGCACCTTGGCTTGACCAATATCCGAATAGTCACTGGGCCGCAGGCTTTCCCCCTGGCCAAAATCCTGATTGTACTGATCCGGGCTAACATAGCCTTCCTGGGCCGCGATTTTCTTCCCAAACCGCAAGGCACTCTGCCAGATTTTGTTCAGTTCTTCTGCCTCCAGGGGAGGGTTGCATTTGTTGGCTTCTTCCAAAAATATGGAGTAGGCTCGTTCCGAATCTCCATACCGTTTGACAATGCGTCCGGCAAAACGGCTCATGGTATTGTTTCGCTGGCCTTGGGGAATGGAGCCTTCCTGCCGGGAAGATTGGAAAATGGCCAGAATGGATTCTTCCCCCTCCTGCCACTGAACGGATTCTGTTGGGCTTCCATAGAGAAACCGGGCAGAATCCAGGGCTGCTTCATCGAAGAAGGAAAACTGCTCCCGAATTTCCTGCTTCAAGATGGAATAGGCTTTTTCATCCTGGAGTTTCGGAATGGGAAAATAGGCATGAAACCGAGGCCTGGCTTTCCGTCCGTCTTTGGCTTTTTCGTTATTCCGGGAAGGGACAATGGCCACGGCTACCCCCGGCAGCATGGCAAGGAACTTCTCTCCCGTCACCCACTCTCCAGGATTTTCCGTATGGTCATTGTCGCAATCCATGACGGCCACATCGGACCAAAGGAAGTTATCCCGACTCCGGTAGCTGTTTTTATAGGCCGCGCAAACATGGTCAAATTGAGCCGCCGCTTTTAGGTCCTGAGCATTTTGGATTTCCTGTTTCTGAGGATACCGGCAGTTGGATTCTACCCCCGTACAGGATGCCGTAAATAACGTAAATTTCACCTAGATCACCTCGCTGATATACTTGATAGGCTTTCCCTTTTTCTGGGCATAACGGATCTCCAGTTCCATTCCTTGGGAAATATTCTCGCCAAAGATCCAGAGCTCGGCACATTTGGACAAAAGTGCAATCCCCATGAATAGGGCCAGATTCCGTTCCGTCTTTTCATCCAGGAACTGGGGCAGGAACAGATGGGGTGCCAGGGGGATGCACCCATGGTCTGCGGCATACCGGCAGCAACGTCGAGCCCGCAGGACATTTCTTTCCACGTCTCCCGCATAAGGTGAACAAACGTACACTACCGGTCGAAAAGGAAACCTGGGCGGTTCTGTATTCCGGATGGCCTGATAAGCCGTGGGATCCGGATAATGTTCAGCATTCCGCTTTTGATCCATCTCCATGGCCCACCTCCATCAGTTCCCGGGAACAGTCTTCACACAAGATGGCTGTCCCGAACAAGTCCCCTTTCCCTTTGCCCAAGACTTTTTCCAGGTTTACCGGCACTTCCTTCCCGCAAACCGGACACCGGCAGAACACATTCTTGTCCGTGATTTCCATCTGAAATTCCATATTGTCCGTAATCGGTTCCTTCACATAAAACATGGCGTTATCACTCCTTCAAAAAATAAATAGCAGATTCCAATCCCGCTACATGGACTTGAGAAGATTCCCTTCTCTACCTGTAACAGGACAGAATCCGCTGGGATAAGTACCAGAAAAGCAAAAATTAATTGACGGTTCTTCGGCTCTCTGATAGAATTACAGTTCCAAAGTACTCTTCTTTCTAGGCTTTAGGGCAGCGCTCTTTCCGGCACTTTGCGGAGCGGTGACTTCCGTCGCGGATTAGCAGTAATCTATATCAGGTTGCAGCTTTTCCGTCAGGCGGATTACTGTCCAGAATAGAATCGGCGCCGGAGCCGGTTGGTGAAGGTAGCCGCCACCAGAGAAGAGTACTTTCTTTTCCTGCATAACAGAACTGGGTATGTGATAATTTGCATACCCAGTTTTCTCCATTTGTTTTAATTTTTTTCCGTAAAAAAGAAAATTTTGAGCAGAATCTTGGATTGTCTTTTCGGATTGGCTTCGCTATGATATTGTTATGGAAAAGAGCCTTTTCGGCCTGATGATTTCCTGTTTTAGGAGGCGTATCACCAATATGGAAAAACAGAAAGTCCATCCCTCTGAATCTTTTCGGGATGAAAAGATGGATGAGTCGCTGCAGCATATTCCGGATGACTTATTTTTTGCAAAGGAAGCAAAAGTCCCTGACTGCAACCTTGATTTTGAAACCCAGGATGTCTTGAAATTTCAATTTGATTTATCTGGTGGCGAATGGTACCGCCTGAAATATAAAGGGCGGAATCTTAGATCGTATGATCACTTTATCTTCTATGAACCTGGGCTCAAGGGAATACTGGCCTTCTTTTATGCCCTTCATAGAGGATATGAAACGGTCCATCTCGAAGAAGTCGATACCACGGACCCTGCCCTCTGTTTCCGGTTAGAAGCCGTTTCAGAGAAAACCGCTGATTCCAGTCTCCTTACTTTTTCCTATTCTTTTCATACCAGAAAATGCAAAATCAGCAAAAAGAAATCCATCAATTATTTCAAGCTCCAGATGCAGAAAAATTTTTCCGACAAAGAAAGGCTCCGGAACTACTTACGAGAAAGATTTAATGCCTACTGCAACCCGTCCGTTCTGGATGAAGAAGTAAAATATTTTGACCGGTCAGTTGAGACCGTGAATTTCATTCGAAGCCTTTCCTGGATATTCGGTACTCCCTTGCCGGCCTTAAGCCTGGCGGAGTTCCTATCCCCTGACCAAATCGCACTCTATGAAACGAAGAAGAAACAGGTAAACAAAGATAACTGAAATAAGAAGCGGCCACAAGAAAAATGGTTTCCTTGCGGCCGCTTCTTATTATTTTTCAGTCTTTCTGATAAAATTCACACTCATACCCATCTGCCCGAAGCACCAGCCCCTCCGCCCAAGATGGGGTCCGGCTCATCTGCTCACAGACGGCATCTACACTGACATCCCTACTGCACTCGATGATCAGTTCATCATGGACATGTCCAACAATAGCACAGTGCCGGAGGGTCTGCATGGCGTAGCAAAGGATATCCCTGGCTGTTCCCTGGACGATGTTTTCCACGAACTTTGGTCCGTAGCTTTCCAATCGTTCCCATTTCTTAGTGGCCCCAATGCCCTCATAGGTCACGGATTCTCCACCGAATTGATTCTCCCCGATCCGAGGCTTTACATAGGAAAGCCGCCGGCCGCTGGGCAGTTCGATGAATAGCATACCGCTCTGGCAAAAAAAACGGATGTTGTTCACCCAAGCAGGGATTCTCTGCTTAACGGCAGTCTTCACCGCCCCATCCACCTGCCACCAGAAATCGACGATGTGCGGATTAGCCGAGCGCCAGGACTGGACCAGGGGGCCCAGTTCCTCTTCCGGGATACCAATTTCGATGGCTCCCATGGCCTTTAATGCCCCAACGGACCCGCCGTAGCCACAGGCCAGTTCTGCGATTTTCCCTTTCTGGCGAAGGTCCCCATTTATGCCATGTTTTACAACGGGCACTCCAAACATCTGGCTGGCCGTAGAACAGTAGATATCCTTTCCGGCCGCAAAAGCCTCAGATTTCCACCTTTCCCCCGCCAGCCAGGAAATGACCCGTGCCTCGATAGCCGAGAAGTCCGAAACCACAAACTTCATCCCCGGCCTGGGCACAAAAGCCGTCCGGATCAGCTGGGACAGCACATCGGGAATGGAATCGTAGAGAAGATCCAGGGCTTCATAGTTTCCCTGGCGTACCAGCTCCCGGGCTTCGGAAAGGTCCGGCAGATGGTTCTGGGGAAGATTTTGCAATTGGATATGCCGGCCGGCAAACCGGCCGGTCCTATTGGCTCCATAAAACTGAAACATACCTCTGGCCCGTCCATCCTTACAAGCCGTCATTTCCATAGCTTGATATTTCTTCACCGAGGATTTGGCCAACTTCTGCCGCAGAAGCAGTACACTCCGCAAGGGTTCCTGGGCCGTTTTCAATAGTTCCAGGACATTTTTCTTTCCCAGGGAATCCGTCTTTAAGCCATGCTGTTCCAACCATTCCAACATCTGGATAACAGAATTTGGGTTCTCCAGGCCAGTCCGTTCCTTCAGGGCTGCCATCAGGCTTTCCCTGCTTTTGGCATCCAGGTTCACTGCTTGTTTGGCCAGTTCCAGGTCAATGGCAATTCCCCTGTCGTTGATCTCCTGATCCAAATGGTATTCCTCCCATACCTGTTCCGGCACCGGGTACTTTTGCAATCGCTGCTGGATGGCCATTTCCACTTCTACGTCCCGCTTGTTATAACTTTTGAACAGGTTCCATTTATCCAGGGCATGTCGAGGAAGGTTCCTGGTCCGGCCGCCGTTGATCCTGGTTTCTTTGCAGGGAACGCAGAAATACCGAATCAGCTCCCGCCCTTCCTTCATTTTTTGATTGTCCAGATTCAGTACGGCCCCTACTCCTTCCAAGGAAAGAGGCAGCCCCATATAGGCGGACCAGACCATGGAGCACTTCCACCCTGCAGGACTCAAGAACCGGGCACATTCTTGAGACAGAGGATGCTGATCCTGGAAGGGGTCCATGCTCCGCTCCAAATCGGTAAGGTACCGGGAGAGACACACGCGCTCGAAATTGGCATTGAAAGCCCACTTGGTGACAGTATCATCGGTGAGGGCATACAGAATTTCTTCCGGAATGTTTTCTCCCTGAGTCAGGTCGATGACCTGCACCGCTCCCCCATCCACCGCATACCCAAAAAGGAGGATTTCAAAGGCTGGGGATTCCGCATACTTGTACACGCCGCACTTGGCCAGGTTCACATCGCTATAGGTTTCCAGATCCAACGAAAGAGTTTTCATACCTTTCTCCTTATAGAAAAAGGTGGCAGTTGGAATCCTGCCACCTTCCGTTCTTCTATCCGCTTACCCAAGAAAATCCTCATCATCCGCCGTGGCAAAGTCGTCCTCTGCCCGAGGCTTGCCGCCCAGAGGCTCTCCGTCCCGGATCTTCTGCAGGTTGTTCAGGCTGCAGGCGATGCCTTTATTCCCATTACTGTTGAAAGCATAAAAGCTGATGGAGGCGCGGCCATACACCCCGGAATACACTTCAGAGCGTTCCAGAATGTGCTGGCAGTTGGCATCCACAATGCCCGGCTGGGTGGCAGAGTTGGCATTGATAAAGAAGCTATCCTTGTAGGCATCATCTCCAGGCCGTTCCAGATCCCCATCCCGGAGCGGGGTCTTGATGGCTTCCAGGGTCGGGACTACCCGGCTGTTCCCTTTCAGTTTCCCTTCCCCTTCCTGGTAGGCAGCCTTAATAGCAGCCCGGACCTTTTCCACCGTCTTGGTGTCGGATTTGGGGATGATCAGGCTGACACTGTATTTGGGCGTTCCCCCATTGATGGATTTGGGTTCCCACACATTGGCATAACTCCAACGGGTATTCACTCCGGTGATTACTTTGCACGGATTCACATAATTCTTAGACATTCTTGTTTCCTCCTTCAATTTCCTTAGAAAAATCATCAGCCGCCGTATGCATGGCCGGCCGTTTGTCCGTTTCCGGGACCAGGACCGGCTTGCCCTGAGGTTTCTCAATCAAATCGGTCAGAAGTTCATCAAACCGTCTCTTTCCCAGTAGTTTGGTCAAGGCCGTAATCCCCAGAAGTTTCTTCTCATAGGGAGAATATCCTGCCCCTTCCACTTTGGCGGCAACCGCTTCTTCATTAACGTACCTCCGGTTGGACCGGCCTTCCACTACTTTCCACCCGGCCCAGGTCTTGCCGGAAAGAGCCTGCTGTAGGGCATAATCTTTCACGTCCCCGACCCAGTTCACCAGTTCATCAGCTTTGGCCAGGATGGCTTCCATTTCTGTATCTGCCAGAGTGGAGGGCATGGCAAAGTCGTACTTGGCCAGCTCCAGGTTATACTCGGCCCGTTTCCGGCAGGTAGCCCGTATCTTGCAGAACCGGCAGTGGTCACCAGCCTTGTATTCTCCTTCTCCCTTAGCCGCCAGGTCTGCAGTGGGCTTCAGCACCGTTTCCGCCCATTGAAGCAATTCTTCCTTGGGCATGGTGTAGGTACTGACGTTTTCCCGCCTTGGCTGGAAGATGGTCATGGAGACTTTCTGGATATCGTAGATTCCATCAAAAAGATCCAAAGCCCCCAAGGCATAGCACATCATCTGGGGATTTTTCTCCGCTTCCACCAGCACTCCCAACCCGTGTTTGTAGTCAATGACAGTCAGTATGTCATCCGCCACAATCAAGCAGTCCCCAGTACCAAACCCTTCCAGCACCCACCGTGAAAAATCCACTCGCTGTTCCACCAGAACCAGAGGATCCTTACAGACGGTTTTGGCCGCCGCTAGGCTCTCCAGCACAAACTGGGCATAGGCATCGGTGCATTCGGTCATTTCTTCATCAAAATAGGTCAGGGTCTTGGTGGGGTCCTTTTCTTTCTGCCCCAGCGCCTTCTTCACCTTATATTCGCAAAGCGCATGGGCCTCCGTTCCCTGCCGGGCAAATTCGCTTTGCACATCCGGCAGCTTGGCACATTCCAGGGCCGAAGGGGGACAGGCCAGCCAGCGGTAACTGGACGAAGCAGAGAGCACCGCATGGTTACCCGGCATGGCCCATCACCTCCAGGTCTTTCAAAAAGGCCTCATACTTCTCCGGCTCCATACTGGACAGCTTGTCGGCCCCATACTTCTGGATCAGCCCACGGACTTCATCTGTGAATCCCTGACGGGATTTATCTGCCGCTACCTTCCGCACCTCTTCCAAGGTGAGTTTTTTAGGAACCACCTCATTCTTTGGAGGTTCCAGAGCCGGAGCTTCCTCCTTGAACTTCATGGCTTCCGCAATCTTCAGCAGGGCTTTTCCACAGGTTTCCAGTTCAACGGATAATTTGACCAACGTTTCCTCTTTCATTAAGATTGACTCCTTTCGATTTTCTCTTCATGTGCAGGATCATAAGATTCCGAGCAGCCCGTTCCGCTGTGTCGCTGATTTTCATCAGCACCCCTACCAGCTCCCGGTCCAGGTCCTGCCTTCGGTTTCTCAGCATTTGTCCATTTTCCATGGCACGTCCTCCTTTCCAGGGGCTTCTTGTTTTGCCCTTCACCCATAACAGGACAAGTACTCTGATGATAAGTACCCATTTTTAGAAATCCGGCCAGAAATTTCCCAGCCGGTTTTTTTCGTTCCCGTTACCGATAGTCCTTCAGCTGCTCCCGGAGCTGTTCCAGCAGCCGATGCTTCCTTTTATTGACCCCCTTTTGGGAAAGTCCCACTTTGTGGCCGATGGATGCTTCACTGAGCCCATTCATGGCCATCTGCAAGATAATCCGGTCCAGCGCTTCCAGCTTGGCCAGTTCCCGCCGGAGTGCTGCCAGCAGCTCCTCTTTTTCCAGAATTTCGTCCAGACTCTCCTGTCCGGTTTCCTCCGGAAATCCATATTCCGTTTCACACAGCTGTTCAAAAGAAACTGCTGTATCCCAGCCCTGGACGGTCTTGTCCTCCCGATGTTCCGCCTGGGCCATTTCCCGTCTCCGGCGTTTTTCAACTACCCGCTGCTGCCGTTTGTCTTCCTTCCACTCCGGCCGCATGTAGGCTTCATACTGCTCTTTGGTAACCTGGACCAGAATGGCATAAACCTTCCTGTTCCCAATTTTCCACCATTTTCGTGGTGCGTCTTCATATTCCTTCGTGATAATGGTTCCCTCCTTTACTTCCAGGGGAATAAAATACTGCTGTTTGACTCTGGTTTTCTCTTGATTGGCCATGTGCGGACTCCTTCGCAAAATGCGAAGCGAAGATCCACACAGGCAGCCTGTCTTTATTGACCATAAAATGCATCTCCGCTTCCATGGTCAACCACCCCAGTAGGCTGACGGTATATAGGGCCCGGCTCGCCGCTCTGGGCACTCCCGCGTCCGGGAATGAACCTTGAGCCGGGAATCTGGCTGTACTTTCTTGTTTCAACAAGTTACATTTTGAACTTGCTGAAACAAAAAAACGGAGCCATCTACATGACCTTTCGGTCAAAGTAGATAGCTCCGTTTGACAGCTCCGTATAAAGAATAGGACTGCACAGGTAACTTCTATTTTCTGGAATTTCTATTTCTCACTGCATCCACCTGGGTTACGATATCTTCCCAAGGAACCTGGACAAGCTGTTTCTTACTGTTCTTCAGCTCGATGGTCACCCTTCCTTCTTCCACGATGGCGTCAAAGATTCTTTCTCCATCCTCAGTACCATCGTGCAGGTTTCTAATGTGCTTTCTTACTTTTCCCATGTAGCCTACCCCCTTGGATTGTCTTTGTTTTGTATCGAACATATGTTCGTTTATGAAATTATTATAGCACAAGATGAGATTTTTAGCAGTGGTATTTTTAGGTCAATTTTTCGAACTGCAAACTCTTTCATCAGAAATGGAGATAATCCCGCACTATATCTTGTTCTATACAAATTTATTTCTCAGAGCTTTCTCTATCAAATTGAATCTATGCTTTAATAAACACAAGTTTGTTTGTTACTTTTTTGATAGTTGTAGACTTATTTTCTATGTGAATCAATAACGCCCGCCAGAACCTCTTTTTTAAGACATTCTAACAGGCGTTATTTTTTGATAACATCCAGCTCCTGTCTGCAGACATCTACTTAGAATGTACTGACGTGCAGCTTAGCCTTCACCAGTCGAAAAATGACGTTAACAATAAAAAAGCTATCGTTATCACCGTATTCATTTTACTGCTCGTAATATTTTCTTTCGCCTTGAAATTCCACTCAATATTGGAGCAAAAAAGAACAGCCCCTTGCCGACCTAGACGGAAACCTTGCTATATATGGGCTTTTCAGCTATGCACACCATTCAAAATTTTGTATCAATCTCAA